ACCCGCCCGCTCCTGCTGCTCCACCGTTTCTCGCGCGAGCAATTATTATCCCGCCCGACGCATAGCTGGTTCCGCCGGTTGTCCCAGCATTGCCGTTTGTGTCGTCCGTCGTTACCGCCGCGCCGCCAGTCCCCCCTGCGCCCACCACTACAGTCAACGTGGTGTTTGTGATTTGATCGATGCCTACCGTCGCGATCGCGGTTGATCCGCCACCACCAGCACGTCCGCCGTACCGATTGCTTCCGGCTGCGCCTCGCCGACCACTGCCGGCACCGCCACCACCAGCCCTCGCGATGACCGTGACCGCCTGGACACCACTCGGCAGTGTCCACGTCCACGAGCCACTTCCGCCAGTTGCACCAGACGGGGCAGACGAATACTCAAAATCGTAAACCTCGCACCGAGGATTCGTCAGTCGCTCGTCGTCGCCCTCACAGAACGTATTGGCGGCCGTGCCAAACGAGCCCGTTGTCAGCACGCCAGATGTCGTCGTGATTACAGGAAGATTCGTAGTCGAGCCGATAGCCCCGGCATTGGTGATGTTCCCGTGAACATGAGATGTCGGCGTTCGGGCGTCTGACAATCGAGAATCATTTCCAACACAAAAATCAGTAGCACCTGTACCGAATGCCCCCGTGGTGAGAACTCCGCTTGTCGTGGTGATAACGGGAAGATTCGCAGTCGATCCAATCGCACCAGCATTGGTGATGTTTCCGTGGACGTGCGATGTCGGCGTTCTGCTATCACTTAGGCGCGAATCATTACCCTCGCAGAACTGGCCAGAGCCAGTACCAAATGCACCTGACTCGACGACACCGGCTGTGCCAGTTTTCAGCGGCAGACCAGCAGTCGATCCAATCTTTCCGTCATTAGTCAGATTCCCGTGGACGTGCGATGTCGGCGTCCTGGCGTCACTTAGCCTTGCGTCATCATCGGCGACAGCATCCGCCACGTCCGATACGGCCAACACCACTGCACCCGTGCGACCGGCAACACTGGTTACGACGTCGGGCGGCACCAGATCCCATGCCTCGCCGGTCCAAACATACGTTCTCCCCCCTGTCGTTACCTCATCGTCGATTTCTGGATATTCTGGGAATGTCAGCGGCATTGTCAGGCTCTCCCAATCGCAAAATAGAACGCTCGAATAATGCGCTCAAACTCGTAGACAGCAGAGGCTGGCATCGTCAGGCCGATGCTATACCAACCAAGCCTCGCGTCAGTCCATGAACTAGGACTGTTATTGATCGCCGTTGAAAATACGAAAAATGAATCACCTGACGCCAGACTGTCTCCTAACGTGGCGGAAACGCCATACTGGACACCATTGTAATAAGCATGTGGCCACGCGCACATATGGTTGCCGGCCCGGATCGCCACGGTGTCGGCCATTACACCTGCGGCGGTCGTCGTATCGGACTCGCCGAATGAGACATGCGGTCGCGCGCCTGTTCGGCATAAGCACAGCGTCAGATCGTGCCACCCCCCGCGATATGTTCCGAGCGAGGCATACAAACCAGGGGTTCTCGTGTCTGTCGCGAGCACACCAGTCCCAAAATGCAAATACTGTGCATCACCGATTCCACTTACGTTCGTTGGCAATTCTGTCTTCAGGGATTTGCTTGTGCCGTTCCCTTTGCCGCCAGCCGCCAGCGAAAAATCAGCAGCCGTGAAGTTGGACGCCACGTTGGTATCGGTCGCGCCGCCGTAGGTCGTGCCACCGTAGACCGGGCCGAGGTATAGCGGTGTCAGGGATGACACGAGATCAAGGCCGATCAGGAGATTGAGGCGATAAAAATACTGGCGCAGCCCTGTCGCATCCATACGGCGGCACAATGCCGACACGACCTTGACAACTCGATCGGGTAACGCCATGCCGCCTGCGGACCGAATGCGATCCGCCCAGCCGACCGCCTCCTCGTGGTACACCTCTTTACCAAGCCGTCGCGCGGTAGATACCCCCTGCCGGCCGCGAGGGCAGGAACCCAATGCTCGGGCCGGTAGTGGGTAGATTCCGCGGTTCACAAATCGGCTCCGATCGCGATTACGTTCGTCGATTGTGAAACGGACGTGGTGGCGCGTAACGACCAGCCCGACGGGAGCACGAGGTTGGCGTACGCGGTCGCCAGCCGGAATGTCGATACCGTCGAGGAAGCCGTCGCCGCCGTGACCGCATACTCGTCAAATAGGTGATACGTGGAACCGTCGTACAAAAATATCCGAACGCGAGCGGCGGCCGAGGTTGCCGCACATTTGACAACAATCTCCTCGATTCGAGTTCCGCTTGCTCCAGCCGTCAGCACAGTGCCGACACTTGACGGCGCGGTATACGAGGAATCGGCAGTGGCTACATTCGCCACACCGATACGAGGCACAACAGCAAATTCTGGTGACGAGGCCATTATTGAAACATGCTCCAGAGGGTGAGATTGGTTGCATTGATTACAGATTGCGATAGACGAGCATCATCAAGCGTTCCGCTGACGATATCTTCCGCTGCTAATACGACGTCACCCGTGCGACCGGCCACACTTGAAACGGCTCCGCCGCCACCACCACCGCCAGCAGCCCCAACCTCGATCCACACGCCTTCGTAAAGTTTGTAGAGCTTGCCTGTGTCCGAATCGAGCCACGAGTCACCGTCGTCTCCAGTCGGCTCCGTGGCATTGATGAATGTCTGTGATGATGCGGAGGCGGCGGCCTGCCGTACTCTTTGAGCAGTCCATGCACGTCGTGTGGTGGCTGTGCCTGTCTCGGCTTCGGACTGGTCTACCGTGTCGGCCGTCCATTCACGGGAGTCGGACAGACGGGAATCGTTGCCGACACAGAAATCAGTAGCACCTGTTCCAAATGCACCAACAGTCAGAACACCCGAAGTAGTGGTGATGACAGGGAGATTCGCGGTACTGCCGATGGCACCAGCATTGGTGATGTTTCCGTGGGTGTGGCTGGTAGGTGTACGGGCGTCACTCAGTCTTGCATCATTACCTTCGCAGAACTGGCCGGAGCCAGTACCAAATGCCCCGGCTTCCAGCACGCCGCTCGTACCAGTCTTGATTGGCAGACCGCTAGTCGAGCCGATCGCACCTGCATTGGTAATGTTTCCGTGGACGTGGCTGGCTGGGGCATCTGTCGTGAGCATCAAAGTTCCGGTCGCATCCGGCAACGTCCATGTACGAGGCACAGTAGAGGCATGGCCTAATCCTCCACCACTGCCTAAATAGAGGATGCCGCCCGTGACCAAATTGCCACTTCCGTCGTAACGAACAATCGCGTCTGCCGTTGGGGTAGCAGTGGCATCGACATCCAACACCACAGTACCGTCTGCATCCGGTAGCCAAATCAGCCGATTCGCTGTCGGACTATGTGACAGTGTCGTAGTGTACGTCCCATCAAATAGCCGCAGCGTGCCAGCGGCTTGCAAATACCGGTCATCTCCTGATGTCCATGGCGTATAGACGCCAAGTCCGTCCGTCTCTAGCGTCTCGTCAGCGACTAACACACCGTCTGTGTCTGTGCGGACAAACCGATTAGACTGATCGCCAATCGCCCCAACATTGGTGATGTTCCCGTGGGTGTGACTGGTTGGTGTCCGTGCATCTGACAGCCGAGAATCATTTCCCTCGCAGAAAGTGCTGGCAGAGGTACCGAATGAGCCGGTGGTCAACACACCGGATGTCATCGTGATGATGGGTAGGTTCGCGGTACTGCCGATCGCACCGGCGTTTGTGATATTGCCGTGGGTGTGCGATGTAGGTGTTCGGGCGTCGCTCAGTCGAGAGTCGTCACCAATGCAAACTGTAGTATTCGACGTGCCTGTTGGAATACGCGCGATTCCGACCGTCCCTGTAGTCAGGTCGCTTGCGGACCCCGACGTTGCAATAGCTGCCAGCCCGCTCACGGCCCCAGCAGAAATAGCGATGCTCGTCGTAGACGCTGCCGTCAATCTTCCTTTTGCATCTACCGTGAACGTGGCGACCGCAGAAGCCGAGCCGTAAGAACCGGGAGTCACAGCGGTACTGGCTAGAGTCGCGGCAAACGATCCTGTGCCACTACCTGTGACATCCCCCGTCAGCGTGATCGTCTGGTCACCCGTATTCGTGCCGCTTGACGTTCCCGAAAACGTGCCAGACTGAGTTGCAAGCGATCCGAGCCCGAGATTTGTCCTTGCGGTAGCGGCGCTTGTCAAATCACTGAGATTATTTCCCGCAAGCAAGGCACCTTCAAGATTCTTTTCGAGAACAAACCAATCAGTACCGACTGAAGCTTCCGTACCGCCAGCGTTGTCGTTCTTGGCAATGAGGGCATCGCCGACCGCTACCGTCTTACCGGATGCGCCACCGACCCTCCCAGCGACTGAAATGTAGTAGGTGTCACCACGGGATGCTGTGGGATAGTTTGGCTCTTCGCTCGCATCTAGGTTGCCCTTGAAATCAAGCAACCCAGAAACGGCAGTAGCGACGGCAGAGTCAACGTATGCTGTTGATGCCGCACGAGTCGAGTTGTCGTTGGCGCTCGCGGTTCCCACCGTGGGAGTCACAAGCGTTGGGGAGTTGGCAAACACCAAAGCCCCCGTACCAGTCTCGTCGGAAATCACACCCGCCAACTGAGCAGACGTCGTGGAAGCAAACTGACTCAGTGGATTGGTGGTCAACGCATCGCCACCTGGATTTGACACCCACGTCTGATCGCCACGCAAAAACGTCGATGAGTTTGCTGTGCCGCTGCCGAGACGTGCAGTGCTAATCGTTCCAGATGTGATGTTCGCTGCATTCGTGGTATCCGTAATTGCAGATGCGGCCAAACCAGATACCTGCGTCGATGCAGAAATCGTAGCAGATGTCGTCAACACACCGGACGCGGTCGTGACTACAATCTGACCCGCTGTGGAACCAATCGCACCCACATCAGTCAGATTACCGTGAGTGTGGCTCGTCGGTGTTCTGGCATCCGATAACCGAGCATCATTGCCAATACACACTGTTGACGACGATGTGCCAGTCGGAATCCTAGCGATGCCAAGTGTACCAGACGTGATATCGTCGGCGGAGTGAACGTGGCTTGTCGGTGTTCTCGCATCTGACAATCGGGAATCATTACCGACGCAGAAGTCGGTGGCGCCGGTGCCGAAAGAACCAACCTCAACCACACCAGCAATTCCAGTTTTCAGAGGAAGCCCGGAAGTAGAACCAATCTTCCCGTCGTTCGTCAGATTGCCGTGGACATGCGACGTAGGTGTTCTCGCGTCCGACAGCCGAGTGTCGTCATCGGCGACAGCGCCAGACACATCCGTAACGACAAGAATTATATCCCCAGTACGACCGGCAACAGACGATACCGCACCCGATGATTCCAGCGCATCCTCAAGTCCGTTCACATCCGATATCTCAATCGGGAGTGAAATACCTTCGCCGACAATAGCCTCAACAGCCTCGGTGAAGTCCGTAATGTCCGCTGCCACCAAGAGAACAACGCCCGTCTTTCCGGCCACGCTCACCACAGGTCCTTCTAAGACCAAACCAGCAATCGTCTCTTCGATGGTTTCAAACGCGGCTTCGATCAAGGCCAAATTGGCATCATGCTCAACCGCTGTGATCGGTCGATTCAAACTGCCACGTTTGATGAGCCCTTCAATGCTCACGTCTGCTCTCTCTTAGACGGCGGCTTGCATGTGGTCTGCTCCCGCAATTGCCGAAAGACGGCAAGCTCATCTTTCGTATCGTTCAGCACCACACTCAGTTCACGGCATACGGTAGTCTGCTCAGTGAGCGCCTGATGGTAACCAGTCACGATACCCTTCATTTCCGCATACTGCCGATCTTCCATCGACCGAATGCGTTCCTTCATGTCCTTTTCGCGAGCCAGATTCTCCTCGACGTACCTCTGCTCACGTCGGCGGGCGTCAATCATGTTGATGGCGAATAACACCAGCATGAGCGTCACAATCAATGCGATCGCGGTCAGCCCCCATCCATGTGACTGAATGAGATTTGCAGTCTCGTCGATGTGTTTGAGACTCGTATCAACCTGAGCAAGAAACGACATCATTGAACTTCCCTGTAGGTACTAGCCATCCTGATCAACTCGCGGGCTTCTTCATTTCCGGTCTTGAACCAATAGAGAATGATCTCAACCACAATGCGGATGATGATCATGCCTACCGGGGTGATCATACCGTACGTCTTTTGGTACTCACTCTCAACCGATTCCTGTGCGATTGTGAGGTCCATCCCATCCCGCACGACCCGGCTACCACAGACGACAACCCGCTCTAAGAAACCATTCTCAGCCGCGGCAAGGCGGCGGGCTCGGGTGGTGCGGCGTGGCACGGACGCCCGTAGTCGGCTCACAAGCGATGCCACGTTTTCTTGTGCTGCGAACGTCATGGTTTTGTCGTGACGAAAAAAGAACGGAGAAGTCGGATCGGCGTCAGCAGCCAATGCACCGTGTCCAAGTCGCTCTTCGCCTTGTCCATCAACACTTTCGCGTCGGTCACCAGCTTCTTCGTCTCGTCTTGATTCAGTCCCGTCCATCGTTGGATTGCTCCATCAACAAGGTTGCCAGACCAGCCCTCACGAGGAGCGCCAAGCGGTTCGTGGTAGGTAGGATCGTTAGTAGTCACGGCAGCAATTCGTTTTCAAGGGGTCGCGTTCCGCGTGGGGGCCAGCCACCTTCCTTCTCCCCATCGCAAGCCGTTGGAGATAGGCAGTGTTTCAAATGCTCGTGCGCTTGCTCAGGCGAATCAAAGTACAGCCCGCACCGCGAACACTTGTCCACGAACGTCGGCTCACTCTCTTCCTCCCCATGGGAAGCCAGAACGGAATGCGTGTTTTCGTATTCCTTTGAGAAATGCGAATGCAAATTAGCTGGTGTATTGATCATCGGTAGCGCCATACTGATCAGTAGCAGCACCAAGAGAGCGCCTAGGATCAGTGGAATTCCAAAAGAGAAATTCCGATTCACCATCCTCATTTCAGCGGACACGTAGCGTTCTCCTATTCGTGGTGACAGGACTTTGTATCTTCGGACACGAACCATCGGCACGATTACACTGGCTGGACATCGATTTCTGTAGCGGCTGGACATACACCTTGGCCCACTGGTTGTACCCAGGATCCTCAAGCGTAGGACCCTCCACAAGAGTACCATCAGGCAGTCTCCAAATCTGGGTCCGTGTCAGAGCAGGCCCAAGCTCTATGACCGTCTTGCTCTCTTCTACAACGGGCTCTTCAAACCCCGTTGGTGGTGGAGGGATTGTCTCCGACGCACCCTCCACCACCCTCGGCCCCTCCATGATCGGTTTCGTGTTCTGAGTTACGGAGCCCGCCACTGCGAGCAAACCGCCAGCGAAGGCAATTGCTACCTGCATTGATTTCATCCCAGCGTCTCCTCAGGCCTTAGTCTGGATCACACGAGGGCAGACAGCGTCGTCAGGAATCTCTTTCCCGTCCTTCAGGATGATGAAATCGCGATCGTTATGGGAGTTGGCGATACGGATGCCGTATCGGTTGCTGCCAGTCTTGACAAGGTCCAAGGCACACACAGCATGACCCCACCAATTGAACCCTACAGCCACAGGCTGGAGCGATAGCAGGCACGACGCAAGCTGGTCGAAGTCCCTCTTTCGCAGCTCCCACCACTCAGTGACCTTGAAGAACTTGCGGATCTCCCGCGTCTCCGCGTTGTCATACCTGCGATCAATCGCAGTGTCCGGCCACATAGACGTTGGAACCATACCGTGTTCAGCAAGGTAGCGGATGGCAGGTGTGGACCAGAAGCCCCGATTCTGGTAGTTGACAAGCGGGGCACCTACGGACGCTGGCGAGAAAGAGATGTAGTCATGTCCCTGAACCAACATCTTCGCCTCTACCGCTGCCACCGCACCGAAGACCCAGCAATAATTCGTTCGTGACTGATTACGACTGACGCGGCCCTTGGCCCGCACCAGATCGCTCAGCCGCATCTTGTTCTTCTCCAGCAGTGCAATTCGGTCGTCCCACTCACTGCGAGGAATGATGTCTCCAGAGAACGCGGACCCAAACCCCTCTTCTCCTTCAGGACGGGCAACCCACGTCGAGCGGAAGGGGTTGAGACGTGCCATCGCATCGGCGTTGCCCTCACCGATGACGAACTCCATGGGACCGATCTCGGAGACGAAGCTCATCAGAAGACCTCCATCAATTTCTTGGCTTCTGACTCCGTCTTGGGTGCGGGGTTGCTGAACCCCTTGCTCCCATCAGACCCCACTGCCCAGGGCAAGCCCTCGCGGGGCACGTCCATAGCTCGCTTCACCCATGGATGGTAATTCGACAGGTCAACTTCGTTGTCGAGCTGCCTGTACTCACCACCCTTCTCCTCAACCAGCTTGCGAAGCGTACCCAGAGCAACGATCTGGTCGCCGCTCATCTTCGTGCTGTCCTCTGTCGACTCCACTACCAGCACGGACAACCCGTCAGCCTCAAACGGAGCCGTTTTCAATACAACAAGGTCTCCGAAGAGACCGTTGTACCAGAACAGGAATGCCAGCGTTGAGCTGATGACAATGCTTCGCGGTGTCACGTCACCCTCACTTGGTTCCGGTGTACACTGGAGGCTTGGCGGGACTCTGCTCGCCTTGCCCGATCTGCGATGCGAGCTGGGTTGCCTGCGTGGCGAGGGCAAATTGCTTGTCTGCCAGCAGTGCGGTCACAAGGACACTTGCCGCTGCTCGCGAGCCAGCATACGGCTCCGCGTCCTTCGCATCGCTTGTGACGGGGGCTGTGCCAGTACCTGCGTCCTTCTTCGCAGCCCATGCCGCTCGTCGCTTGGCGAAGAACTTGAGAACGGACTCGGAGAACAGTGCTCCCACCACTACCACCACACCCACTACAGTAGGCCAGTTGATCGTCGACATCGAAGTCACTCCTGAAGAATCTCTTCAGCCTTGTTCTTGCCTGCGATAAAGTGATCGTAGGCCTTGTCGAATTGCTGATGGAGAAGTGGTACGACCCATCGGTCAATGGTCGCGTGGCAAGCAACACGGATGGCGTCAACAGGCTTGCCCTCGGCAACCATCTTCGCATGGATCTGCGTGATGCCACCCACCAGCTCCATGGCCAGCATGTAGCCTTCCATCGCCGTCAGCTTGCTGTCCGCGAACTTTGCACGGAGAGACTCGTAGAGGGCAGTGACCTGGTTCTCCACGGCGAGGGCAAGCTCAGCTGACATGGTAAAGCTCCTAGATAGGCGGTGCAACGCGGTGCCTGGAGCATAGCACCGCTACCCACTACCGCCAATAGGCTAGGAGATGTCAGCAAAGGCGTCGGCCTGCTCCTCAAGCCTTGCCTCAATGACCATCTGGTCTTCCATATCGCAGATCTCCCTCAGCTCCTGCGGCATGGCTTCGAGCTCCTCCTCCGTCAGCTCAACATCCTGAGTGCCAGCAATGGTGTCCTCGGGGCTCAAGAACTGGTTGCCAAGCCCAAGCAGGTCCATCACTGCTGGCAATGCGATCACAAGAGCAGTACCAAGATCCGCATGTCCCGACTCATCCGACACCGCCTCCAGTTTGTAGCCGCTCGCACGATCAACCACCTTCAGCTTATCGAAGTCCGCTCGCAACGTGCCTTCCTCGTCATCGTAGAGCTGGATCTTTCTTGCCTCCAGGAGTTGCATGTAGCTGGTGGCCATGAGCGTGAGGTTACGGGGAGAGGAGAACGTCATCGGTCGCATGATCACCCCTGCCTTGGATAGCCTCTGTGCCATCAGGACGGCTTGGTGGGGGTCGTAGAACAGGTAACGCAGGCCGAATAGCTTTGCCATCTTCAGGCACTCCTCTTCAACGTCTGGCAGGTATATGTCGCCACCCGTTGGAGGGACCCATCGCTTCATGTGGACGAGCTTGACCTTCTGGAGTTTGTAGTTCACGGCCAGCACCACGAAGCCCGAGTGGTCGTTAGACACACCCAAGTCCAGGCCGCCTATGTAGTCCCACCCGCTCTCTCGCTCAAACAGCGGACCTTTGAGGCAGAAGGCTGCGGCGATTGCCTCTTCGCTGATCTTGTCGCCCGCTGTGGATACCCACTTGCCCTGCCACAACCGAAGGAATCGTGACGGCGAGTTGCGTTGCCTGGCATCGTCCAAGGTCTTCTTGCTGTGCCACGGTGCGGGCTTGGACAGCTGATGCACTTCCCAGTCAGGGGACTGGATCGCGTTGAGTTTCCAACGGTAGGCAGGGGTGTTCGTGAACCCTGCATTGGTAGCGATGACCACCATACCCTGCGCCACGCCGTCTGCGTTGTCAAGCAACGTCTCTGCGAACTCAAAATTCTTGACGTGGCTCAGCTCGTTGAGCACTAGCAGGTCTGGCGTACCCCCGTGAGCCCCTTCCGAGTCGCTTGACATGATGTGGAGCGTTGCGAGAGGCTGTCCCGCCGCATTGAGCTTCTTCGACCGTGCTGTGGACTGGATGATCTCGATGTGCTCAGTCAGCCACGAGTTGTAATGAAGCAGATGCGTCATTCGTTCCTTGACGATTGCTGCCTGTTCCTTGTTTGCAGCCGCGACCTGCATGTAGAACGGCCTGACGGGGTAAGCCAGCAGCCACGTCATGATGACGGCAAGGTCGGCGTCCTTGCTGGCCTTCTTCGTCCGCTCAAGCCACCAACGCCTTTTGCTTGGCATGTCTCCCTCCCTCAACTGGTGGAGAGACGGAGCGATGTCCTCAAAGAGGTCCATCTGGAACTGGGCCATACAACGGTCGAACAGCCGCGGACCAAACACGGAGGCGATGCGCAAGCCCCGCGTGAAATCCATGAAGCTCTTTGCGGCCAGCCTCCTATACGCGAGCTGGATCTGTTGCTCCTTGCCGAACAACGAGTCGACCACGGACGTAGTGACCCGCCCGTACTGACCCGGCAGCTCCTCAAGGTTCAGCCCAGCGATCTTGGTCTTCTTCTTGGCCATCCCTACCCTCCTTGAGAAACAGCCGCCGCCTTCTTCTCCCGTGCCATTTTCTTGACTCGAGCTTCTAACCTCAATGCCTTGGACTTGGTCATAGGCGGGGACACCTTGTAGAGCTTGCCGTAGCCCCTTGCCCTCACGTAGCGAGACCCGGTCCCGTTCATGTGTGCGAGCATTCTGCGTGGCACGTCCTTCGTGGCTCCGCAGTACAGCGAGCCATCCAGACACTGTAGCAAGTAGACGCGCCAGTCCTTGTTCATTGATCGATTGTCGGCTGCGACAGCCACCCAAGCATTTCCGGATTTCCATCCGTAAACACGGCAAGGCTATGCCTGTTGACCCAAGCGGAAGGGTACACCCGATTCGTGGCCTTGCGAAACCGCAACGCATCACAATGAAGCGGCCTGCCCTCGCCGTCTGCCCAGAACACGAGCACCCAACTCCCATCCCTCGGAGCTGTGCTCATAGGCCGCAGTCTGGGCGGGTCCGTGACATACTGGATGTCCCCGCTCACAACTGGCAGCGTGAAGACCCGATTCTGTTCACTCATCAGAGCTTGCCCAATCGCATCCACACCAACGGCGTCTTCCTCAGTCTCTTTGCTGACCGCAATAGGCACATCGCAAGGGGCAGGGACGGCGACCTTGGGCGTCAGTGCAAGCCCCACCAGCTCCGGCTCCTCTCCCGCATCCACCTCTTTCCACACCAGGCACAGACGACCCATGCCGTCATCCCTCACACCGCAGAGCCCGTTCAGGATTCCGATCAACCCCACGTGGTACCCACCATGCTGAGCGGTGACTTGCACAGTCGGATGATCGGCCATTGCCTTGTTGCATGGAACGCGGTTGGCGAACATGGCAGCGACGGCGGGCTTGTCCACCTTCAGTAGCTGGTTGAAGTAGGTCGCGATGCACTCCGCAAGGGCATCCCCAAACCACATCCCGAACTCTTGTTCATCCTGGTTGCCCATCGCCACTCCCCTCCCTCTTGATGTGGACGCAACACCGTTTCGCCTTCCTACCGCTGCCGCATGGGCAAGGCGCGTTGCGAGGCAGCGTCAAGAGCTTGCTCTTCCCGTTGTCCATGCCGCAGATGTGAGTCCGCTTGCCCAAACCCCTCGGACGTATAACCGAGTCGCCCCTACCCAGTGCCAGTGCGGCCTGGATCGCTTGGTCATAGGCAGCGTCAATGGCATCGATGTGCGATTGGGTCACGCTGGTTGTCATTGGTCTGTCAGTGTTCATCAGTACCTCTTGCTCACTGTGCGGGGGATCACGTCAAAGTATGTCTCCACATACTCAAGACCCGTGTCCCTTGGAGCGTGGAACCGCAGGACCAGCGGGGCCGCAGTCGCTTCTTCGCCTGCCACCGCATGTAGCGGCAACGGAAGATCAGTGTGAACCTCTACCACGTCGTCGCCGTTGGTCAGTGTGACCACCACATCCAATACCTTGAGCTGCATTACTTCTCCTCGTCGTCTTTCAGCCACCCGGACACACCCGCGATCACTGCCAGCAACAGCAGGACGACCACAATGGGCACCCACGCGGGGATCGCTGTCTCAATCAGCACTCTCAGATCGTGTACGCTCATCGCTCACTCCACTACCCTTCCACTTGAATGTCCGATCACCTTCGTCGTTGACATGCCACTCAGCATGTCCGACCTTCACTGCCTCGACACGCAAACCATGTACCGACACACCGCAGATCATGCAACCGAGTCCGAAACCAATTGTCCCGAAAGCAACGGCAGCGAAGATCACGTCGGTCCAGTCCGGTCTATTCATCGCTATCCGTTCCTCCGGTCCAACTCGTCAGCAATCGATCGCAGATGCGTCGGCGTGAGTTTGGCGCCGCACGACAACAGCACACACCACAATTGATCCGTCAGCCGTTGCCCGATGCACCCTTGCTCAATCAGGTGGTCAACCATCGCCCGTGCAGACTGATCTTGCGTCCTGTCTACTTGCGGAGGCACACACCCGAAGAGCCCATGCACCGCACACGTCCGCGGGTAGGGCTTGCCCTGGCGCATCAGCTCCCGGCTGCATTCTGGCATACCTACGCTCCTCGCATCCACTTCCACCACGCCTTTACCAGTGCCACCACTAGCCACCTCTGAAGCTGAACCACGACCCTACCGTCAATCACCACTGTCCAACCCGTGCAACGGTCTATCCCGTAGTCCGTGTCATACTGCAAAGCGAACTGGTTCATGCGACAACATACCCGGCGTCAGAAGAAACCCATCTTGAGCGGCGTCTTGCTTGCCATGGTCGGCACTGCCACCTCCACCTTCTTCGCATCCGTCGCAGGGACATACACGACCCGAAACTCAGGGCATCCACACTGCTCACAGTATGCGGTACTCGGCTTCTGCGCATTGCAACAATTGCAGAAGAACTGACGCTCCATCCCCTCAAGGCTGGCTGGCTGAGTTTTCTTGGCCATTGCTCCCTCACCTGGACGAGTCGGGCTTGCTGGGATGGGGCAGTTCAATCAGGAGCTCCGCGTACACCCGCTGCTCCACCCACTTTCATGAGTGCCTACGTCAGACTCGCTCAGGTCGTTTGACGTGTAAGGACCAATCGTCCCTCTGTAGACCTTGGAGAACCCGTATAGGGTAGGGGCATCATGCACGGTTCAGGAACTCCATCATGTCCTTGTGAAACTGCTCACGCTTGGCGACCAACTCTTGCACGAGCGGATGAAGGTGATCGGCATCCTCATCCGTCATCAGCCTCATGCTCACGAACTTCGGGTACCCATGAACGGTGGTACCAATAGCGGCAGCGGTGTACTCGTAGAGATGACCGACGTTGTCAGGAAAGCTCTGGAGCGACAGGTACGCGACAGGCATGAACACGTGAGCCAGGCAGTCCCGCATCTTGTCTTCGGGAATGCACCACGTACCAAACACCTCGTGGTTCACAATGGCGAGGGCCAACTTGCGGAGATCCGGCTCGTCCATCCCGTTCAGTCTCGGTCTTGCCAGTGCCACCATGGGCGTCTCCTTGCTGTGCAATGTACCAGAACCGAGTAGAAACTACCTTCGCACGGACTCCACAATGCTTGTGAGATGCTCAACCAGCACATCCGCAGACTCGGGAGACTGCTGAACGAACGACATCGCGTAGAACTTGACGGCCTTGAGGCAGTCGCTCGGGCTTGCCGCAACCAAGAAACGGCTCTGCCCATTGTCGCGATGCGGGGCCATGGGCAAATCCATCGCTTTCTTCAGCGCCTCGTCAACTTGCTCCTTGGTCGGGTTTTCCGGTACCGACCTTGCTGCTCGCACTAGCCTGCCCGCAGGCACCTGAAGCCTGCCGGACGCGATGTCCTCTTCTATCCCGAGCTTCTGAGCAGCGGCTTGGAAACTACCTGCCCTGGTCACCGTTCGTGGGTCCACTCTGTAAACCGTCGCCAGCTTGGCAGCGGTAGGGATGCGGGGGTTCTTCTTGCTGCGGTCGAGCGGACGCTTAGACTGGTTGTAGAGACGACCCAGCATGATCACGAAGTCCTGACGTGACAGATTTCTCCGTCCGAGCTGATTGCGGTGGATCCAGCGTATGGCTGCCTCGCGGTCAGCAAACTCCATCCCCTTGACGTGGTAGGGAAGACAGAGTCGCTTGCAGATCTCCATCCTGTTATGCCCGTCCAGGAGAATGGGCGACGTGTCCCTGCCGCGATACCACGCTATGAGTGGATCACGCGCTCCGCCATACTCCACAATGCTCGCCTCAAGCTCCCGCCTCTCCGCAACAGACAGCGGCGGAATCATGCTCGCAAACTCTGGATCTATAGTCGTGTAGGTAGGCGGTATGATGTCCACCAGCTCACTCATCATCTGCATCCTCGTCCTCCACGTGGTCTATGATCTGTGGGTCGGGCTTGCCCTTGCCTTCAAGCATCTTGATCTTGCCCGACTTGTGGCCCTCGCGTATCTCTTCCAGCACCGCCATGGAGCGGAGCAGCACATCAATCGGAGCCTCCAGCGTCAGCTCCTGTGCCTCCATCTTGACCTGCCCGTCGGGCAGCCCGTTGATCGTCTGTGTGAGGTTCCGCATGGTGAGGGAAGAGCTCACGATCACGCCTTCGATCTTAGCGGCCTCCACGAAACAGTCTCTCGCCGTCCGCAGAAAGCCCGCATCCCCCGCCTGCCCCTTCATGCGACGTGTCTCTACCACTGTGGCCCCCTTGCCACCGCACTCAAGACACGTCGCCATCTCCTCCTTCCCGTCCGCCCCTTTCTTCTTGACCTTGCCCGTTGCACTACACGGCAGACACGGACGCTCTGTCACCGTAACCTCTTCTGCATCCTGGCGGGAGCGTTGGTAGGACTCAATGGCCAGCATGGCCAAGTTCTCAAACTGGCGGATGCGAGCGATCTTGGCGGCCTCCACATCCGTAGGGGAGTTTCGCAGCCACCTCCGCCTCACGATCGCCATGTCGTCTTCTATCGTGGCTATGCTCTTCCCGAACGCGGCTGCCAGGTCATGCCTGCTAGTGACGCCACGGAGCATCTTGTGCTCGAGCCTGTTCAGGTATCGCTCCCGCTCTACGCGGTCCACATTGTTGGGTTTGTTCCCGTCACGTCGGGGCTGTCTACGCTTAGCCATGCTCAAGATCTCTATGCCGGGGACTTCTTAGATTCTGTGCAATGATGCTACATGCTGAGGGGCTTGCACGTCTACTCTGCCTCACTCCACGACCCACGAATTCTACCTGGTGTGCGATCCTTCTCTGCGTCTGGCCACTCTGGAACCATGGGCAGCAGCGCCTCCATCTCTTTCTCTGCCTTGACCTGTAGCTGGCGAACACGTTCTTTGGACAGCCCTTCCTCGTCTGCGATTTCTTGAAGGGTCCTACCGGCGTAACGTCGCTCGAGTATGCTTCGCGTCCTGGGCTTCATCTGATCCAGTACCCACCGAAGCTTCCAACGGTGCTCGCGTACCCAAACATCACTTGCCTCCATCTCTTGCTGTGCTGCATCCATGGACACGGCAGCCATGTTCATGAACATGGCTGCCGTGTCCATGGATGCTGTACGGGTTCAAGAGCTTGAGAAGACTTTCGTCGTTTCTTGTATCACCAGACTCTTTTCGACGCGGTACCTTTGCAACGAATGAGAGACTACAACGTGCCTCATGTATCTCCGACTTGACAGCCCATGCCACCGTTGTAGTCAACTTACCACGTTTCGGATCCCACCTATTCAGAGCTTGAGCTGTAGCCATGAACGCCAGCTCTATAAGGTCCGACATATCAAGGCCGTTGACACGTCGTCGCGTTGCACACTTGATCGCCCAGGGCAGCACAGAGCGGGCCAGCATGTCCTTGGCCTCCATGTCGCCTTTCCGCATCTTGCGGTGGAGTCGGACCTTCTGCTGCTCCGTCAGCACCACTCCGTTGACGTAGATCACGCTTGTTTGCTCCCGCGAGCGAGCTTCTCCATCCTAGCGGCGTCCACCATCTCCGGATCAACGTACTCGTCCAGCGCGGACTCGGGTACACCGCAGCACCTGCTGATTGACTCCGCAACAGAGTGAACCTCATACGACTTGCCAGCGTTGCTGATGATCGCACCGCCCTCCGCCATTGTGACATGCACCACGTCTATCTTGCCCTTCGCATTGACGGAGGCTGTGATACCGTCGTCGTCAACCTTCGCATTCCCTACCATCACAGGCCCATGCTGGAAGTAGGTGTTCACCCGATCTCGAAACCGCCATACGGCTTGCAAGTGGTGGCTGATGCCCCGTCCCCCGTCGTTGTGGTCGGGCAGACAGATCTCCTTGTCGAGCTCATTCATCATCATCAGGATGTCGTGATGGATCTTCGTCGGGCAATATTTCCCATGCTGCTCGCCACAGTACCCACACCCGGTAGCTTGCACCCCCGCACGGGCAGTCGCAGCATCCGCTACTACGTCGCCCGCAGCCCCAGGAACCTTCGGCCTAGCCAGCTCTACCAAGAGAGCATCGGCGAACGCCACCGCGTTGCAGGCCACTGCCTCGGCTATAGCCGGCGTAAAGACGCTCTCCGAAGGATATGACGCCAGCCACCCCGCCAAGGCCTGTGCCGCGATCTGTGCCCTCTCTGTCATGCTACCTTCCCATCTAGGGCATCACGTGCCCGCATGAGGCGGCGGGCGAACTCGTCCCCGCGTCGCACCTCTCTTGCCAATCGTGTCCGGAGCCTTGCGTTGTCCTCTGTCAGTACCTCGTTCTGTTTGCGAAGGGCGTCCCGCTCCTGTATCAGGTTGGCAAGCGAGTCCATGTCAACCTCAGCCCACAGCACCGCCTTCGCAAACCACTCAGCCACTCGCTGAGTGAATCGCTTCGGGGCTTCAGCGTTCTTGACTGCGATCATCGCTCACCTCTTTGACAGTGCAACCGCCCTCGCAACACGACTCAACAACAGTGTGGCAACGTGGGCAAACCAGCTTCGCACGGATGTCTACGCAGGCTGCCCCACACACTGGACATACGGTGTGTCCGGACATACTACCCGTTCACGTCCGCTGTCTTCGGCAACACATACAAGAACTCGTAAGCGTCCGGTCCCACATGGCTGTCATACACGTTCCTGACCACGCGGACTGCCTTGAAGTCAAGCGACCTCAAAAAGAGCTGGCACTCCAAGTTGGTCTCCGGCACCGTAATGGAGATGCGTGAACGTGTTCTCTGCGTGAGGCGGGACACGATGTGGTTGACGATTGCAGTGCCCACTCCCCTCCTGTGCATGGACCACCGCACAGCAAGACGGAGGACTGTGATACTGGTCTTCGCGGTCTCGTAGACCGCATAGCCCAGTATCTGCTCGTCCTCACTCTCAAAGACCATGCCAATGCACTCGCGACGTCGCAGGTGTTCCTTGAGCGTTTTCTTGGTCCACGGATCCACATGACACACGCGGTCGATCTCTAGCACCGAGTCGATGTCAGCCTGGATCATCCACCGTGCCTTGCCTTGCGCTCGCATTCCCGCCCTCCTTGTCATGCCACTGGGTCTCCACCTCAATCAGCTTCTCGATGTAGTGAATCGCTTTCTTGAGGTCCTCGACACCTCCTTTGTTCCTCCAGCGGGTCAGGTACTTGATAGCATTCCCGTCAAGAAACCCAATACCATTGGCGACGATGTAGTCCCACGGCTCGATCTTCTTGAGTTTGTAGTGGTTGCCACCAACCTGTACCCCGTTGGCTTCGTCTGCCTTGCGTTCCCGCTCATGCGGCGAGAAGATTCTTGGGTCGCGGTCGCTCACGATGTCACGGGGCAGGAGTCCCGCGCCCCCCCTCCACGTCCGGGCCGGAGTCCATGTAGATGTTCTGCCGTGGCGAGTCAGTCATGTGTGCCTCTCAAAAAAAGACGGAGAACAAAGCCTTGCAGCAGAATCGCGTCGTCGTCTTTTCTCATAGCAGAGTCCTTTGGCTGCGATCTGCTGAAGGCAGCCGTTCTCTCACGGAATGAAAAGCCGGTTACCGGAGTCCGGCGTGGCCGTATAGCCGCCACGGTGTCGCCTCTCTCGCGGGTTACGAGTCGGGCCTCACGTCGCATCCCCACAAGCGAGTCCTGGCAGTGATGACGCCGAATTGATACGGCCTCAGCAGTGGCGTTAGTGGCCAGCAGCCTAGTCATGTTTCCTGACTCGCCTGATTTCCTCGTTGACTCTACGCCTTTCGTGCTTCGCAAGCCACTCCATGAGTACGTGAGCTGATTTTCGGTGAATGACGATGGAGTACCCACGAGAATCCATGACCCCAACGTCCCCGTCCGCGTCTTCCCACACCTCTACGGGCTCTCCGTTCCAGTTTGAAACGTACATCCCGAAGTCCGAAGAGTCTCGGCCCTTTCGGGAAAATCCTGGAGTTGTCGCCGATAGTGAACCCGACGGGTAGTGCATGTCAAAACCTCAAAGAATAGAGAGAACAAAGCCTTGCAGCAGAATCGCGACGACGCTCACTCATATGGTACGTCCTTTGGCTGCGATCTGCTGAAGGCAGCCGTTCTCCGACAGGGAAGACATCACGGGCACGATGGCTCCGGGAATCGCCTCCAAAGCGACGGCGGCAACGCCGGTCCGTCCCCCGGCGCACGCTCGTCACCGGTCAGGCACCATCTTGCCATCGATGCAGACCAAAACCACGACGTCGATCCGCGTTCCGCATCCCATCCGATCACATCGACATACGGTTCTGGAGTCTCGCTGGTAGGATTCCACGCCGACTCGCCCAAGATCAGCGGCGGTGAGGCCGTGCCTCCAGCGCCTCCGCTCCCGCTGTCATCGACGCAAACGATCCGGCAGTATCCCTTTTGATTCAATAGTGTCTCAAGAGCCGCGATGTCGCCGCAGATCTCCGGGCTCTTCCAGTCCTCCCCCGGCTGGCCCATGTCTCGCGTGCCATTCAAGTGCGCGAGGACACGTTCTGCGAGGTCGCGAGGAATAGTGATCGTGTTGTCTATCATGCACGCCTCACTGAACTTCAATCTCATTACCCCACGCATCCCAACCTTCGACGCGACGACGAGCGAACATCTCCAGCTTCCTCTGAGTCGGGAACATCAATTCAATCCGTCGATTCACTTCTACTGGCTTCTGACTGTGTTTCTCCCGTGGTCGCCTCACCAGTTGCTTGACATTGCGAGCGCCCCGTGGCCTTGGGATCTTTCCTCGCTTGAAACACAAAACTGGCTCTGTCTGCGTCATGGTGTAGTAGCCAGGATTCAGTCGAACCTTGTCCCACACAAACGGCGTATGGACATATCTGAATCCCCAGCCATGCCCAAGTGTGATAGCCTGGTCGAGATGTGGCCACGTCGCCCACATGAACAAGAGACAGTCATCAGCGGCAAAAGAAAGAACATCGATCGTCTTGATCATATCGGCCACTGTCATCGTCGGATAATGAACAGCAGCACCACCCGTCGAAGAGGATTTTGCGCCAGCGTGTTGAGTCTGGCCTTTATAGTCCCATGGTGGGTCGCAGAGGATGATCTCGTACGTGCCATTTACCATGCTACTCGCCTTTCGGCTCATTGACAATCGCAGACACACGAAACAGCTGATCATCAGTTAGCTCAGCCCACTTTGTCGTCCGCATCCTACTCACCAGCCTCTCCCTTCGCCACTCCCTGCGAATGTTGTCCGTCAGCAAGTGGCACGTCGTTCGCAGCCATATGTCCTGAGTTCGAATGGTGAGGTCGGGGTTGAGCTCGTATGACCCACACTTGATGCGTCCCGACGGAGTGATCTTGGTGATCGGATAGATCTGCCAGTGGTGTCCCGTCATCGAATTGTTCGTGTGGAAGGCCAAGCGGTCGCCGACCTTCAGATTGTGCTGCGCGTTGCTCATCATGTGCTCTCCGACCTCAATATACGAAGTCAAGAAAGTTCCACCAGCTTGCCCAACGCGAATTCGGGGTAAGCGTCGATGTCGATGTTGAGCACAATCTGGAACCCAAAGTCGTCTGCCAACGACACGAGCAGGTCGCGTACTCGCTTCCGGTTGTCCACACCGCGGATCCGCTGAAACGGCTCATCCAGCACCAGCAAGCGTCTGGCGGCGGGACGTGTCAGCAGTATGCTGGCAAGCCGCAACGCGAAGGAGGCCACGTCAATCACGCCCCCGCCCACCTCCCGCAACGGATCCGTCAGCACCAGCCCACGACGCTTGAACACCAGCAGGGCCTCCGTACGGCCCCGCTTCCGCTCAAAGCGAATCTCGAACTCATAGGGGTCGTCGAACACGGACTCCAGGCACCTGCTCACCAGCATGGAGACGCGGCCATGAATCTCTTGCTGCATGGTCTGAGCGACGGTCTGTATGATCTCCCTTGCCTCTTCCGCGTTGGCAAGCTCGTCATCACAAGCCGTCAGCTCAGCTTGCTCCGTCCGCACCGCCTTCGTCGCTGAGCGTAGGTCAGCCGCAAGGGAATCGAGCCTACTGCGGTAGTTCATTTCCGCTCTCCCTTGCACACACGACAGAGACGAAACTTGCCTGGCAGGTACTCCTCCTCTTGCGTCCCCGCACACTCAACACACTTGAAGATGGTTGGGTGCGACTTGATTGTGCGATTGAGCCCAGCACAGCCTTCCTCTGCCGCCTGCTTGGTCTTGTACGGACCGTGATCCGGTATCCCGTACACCTTGTCCACGATCCACCACTCGCCGTTGATCTGCTTGACTGTCACTGAGCCAGTCGCTCCTTCCACTTGCCTTCGAACTCACTCATCAACGTCTCAGCTTTCGCTTCGAGCTCGTCAAGCTCGTCTTGCATGTCGTCCAGCATGGACTCAGCTTGCTCCACCGTCTTGCATCCGTAGTCGTCCAACAGCGTCTTCATGTGCTCCTCAAGCGCACCCTCAGCCCGCGACACCGCGTCCTTGGCTGCTCGAGCTTGCTCTTTGAGACCATTATAGGCCGTGAGATTGATTGCCATTCGGAAGCTCCCCGTCGAACGTGAACTGGATGATCACTTGCAATGCGGCGTCAGGGCCAACACGATATACCATCCTGCGGAGCGTTTCTATGCACGGGTTCCCGTCCCGCATGATCGACGCGATCACCTCTTCTGGCCACTCCATAATGGTGAGCCACTGCATCGCTTCAGCGCGTGCCCACAGTTCCGCATCGTCGCGAGGACGGTAGGCTTGTTCCACGGCGAAATCCTTTTCAGCCGATCGAGTCGTACACCAACGACCTCACAGCCTTCTCGGTTCCTGACAGGTCCATGAATCGGTCCAGTGCATCACGGAAGTCTAGCGAGTCGGCACCCAGGGCGTCTATCTCACGTGCCAGTGCCCGACTGACCATTGGATTGATGCGGCTGGCCGTTTCCTTGTCCACCTCTGAGTACACATCCTCGCTCACGTCAAGCGGTCGCGTCTGTATGGTACCGTCACTATAGAGGAGTCCATACTGCGGCCTGTACGCGACCTCGTCGCTCTTACGAATCTGGAACCCACCACAGTTGAGCACGTCAGTCCCGTCTACCCGCGTGTGAAAGCCAATGTGGTTGTCGCCAAACACAGCAGCATCGTAACCCGTCAGCGACTTCTTGAACCCCGATAGCTTGCCCTCATCAGGCGCGCCCGGGTAGCTCGTGCTCGTGCTCATCCAGACATAGGCATGGACGACGGCGAGGTGAACGTCCGACGGGTCCACAGCCCCCTCACGTGGGGTGAGCGGGTGGCCCCATGGAAACCCGTAGAGCTGAAGGTAGCCGTTGAGCTCGTGAACGTGAACGGACTCTACTTGCCCAGGCTCCAGGTTCTTGAGCACATCTGCCTCTACCAGCGTCCAGTAGGCTGAGCGGTGGATGTCGTCGTACGAGTGGTTCGGTAGGTCGTGCTGCCCGGGCACCGCGTAGCACCCGCTCTCCAGCCGCTTCAGTACCTTGATCGTCGCGTTGACGGTTTCTGGAGGCATCTGCCAGCGGTCGAAGATGTCGCCAGCAATCACGAGGGGCACGTGATAGCGGTTTGCCTCATCGACTACCTGTAGGAGCGGTCTGTCCATCGCCGCGTACCAATCCGGCTCTGCTGCCCGGAACACGGGAGGCGTATGGCTGCGGTGGATGTCGGAACACAGCACCGCTACGACGTCAGCCATCCTGCCTCCTCTTCAGCGACTGACGCTGCTCGTCTAGCACCCCTTGGATGTCTGGAGGCTGCCAGTCGCTCGGCTTGACCCACTTGCCGTCCTCACGTCTGTGTGCATCGCCACGGAACTTGGCGAGGTTAGACTCGTCCACCACTTCAAGCAAACGGTCTGCCAAGATGCCGCAAGCAGACAACGTACCAACAGTGACGACGGAGATGTCCGCGCACCCGTCAGCAATGGCCACAAGGTCAGGCTCACCCTTCTCGAGGAACACGATGTCACCATGCTCAGGGCGGACACCCGCCCTACTGTCGTTCTCGATGTAAAAGCTGAATCCAAGCGCATGGACCGTCTCGATTGCCTCCTCCAGAATGAGCTTGGCTCGCAACAGCCGCGTCGGACCATCTGGCATCGTGGGCTCGGCGGGCACGTCCTGCCCCGCCAGCTTCATGAACTGCTCAACTCGCTGCTGATGATCGTAGTACAGTCTCACGCCCCTGTCTCCACTGGTTGGTTGCACGTCGGACACACTACCCCTCCCACCTCCCGCACAGACGACTCGGCTGCCTTGTACGCCTTGCGACGCTTGTCGAGCTTGCCTTCGCAGTCCCGCACCGTCACCACCAACGTCCGCAAGCTCGCTAGTCGCTTCTTCGCTTGCTGCCACTGCTCAATGGCTTTGTCGAGCTCTGCATGGTCAGGAACAGTCTGCTTCGCTGCGCATCTAGCTCTGGACGCGGTAGCGACGACCTCCGCGAGCTTCGAACGAGTTGCCTGAAGATCAACAGCCGCCTTATACGACTTGCCGACCACCACCAAGTCATCGTACCGCTCTTGCTCTTCACGTATGACGTCCCTCAGCTTCGCAACCTGGGCAACGATGCGGCGGAGACAGTCTACGCGGTCTGTCAGCTTCGTTCTTTTCGTTTGTGCTGACTCGACCTCTGCAAACTGCTCCGCCGCCTCAGTCACCCAATCCAGACTCTCCTTGGTCTGCTTCGCAACACGAACCCGCTCCAGCAGCAAACCGGACTTCTGTTGGAGCGACCGCACCCGAGCTCCGATGCTCGCAAAGGCGGAGTCAATGACGCCCAAGTCAACAATCGCGTTCAGCTGTCGCGACACCTCTGCAGACGACAAGGACAACCAGTACGCGGCGTCGTGCTGGTCCTGGAAGTTGGTCTCTGATAAGTTGAGCAGCGATGCAACGCGGTCGGGCACGGACGTCCCGAACGCCTTGTACTCATCACCTTCAACCTCGTAGGAGTTGAGCGACCCGCCCCGCTTCCGTGTCACCGTGTGCCCATCCACGCGAACCTGTACAGTGGTCCCCTTGGAGCCCTCGCGTACAAACGAGTCGCCTTGTGGGTTGTTGAGTGCGACCCATCGCAGAGCGCGGAGGATGGACGACTTGCCTACGTCCGATGGGCCTGCGATGGTTGTGATCTTGGGATCAAGCGGCAGCTCAAGTCGTGAGTGGCGTTGGAAGTTCGCAAGCCGTATCAGCTCAACCATTGTCGTACTCGCTCTGCACCAGCCGCAACAGCCACCACGCATCAACCATGTCGTGTTCGCTGTCCTCTACGGGTCGCTTCACTATACTCTCGAACGCATCAACCATGGCCTCCTTTTTCGCGTTGCCCTTGCCCGTTGCGAACTTCTTGAGCTGAGGGGGCATGTAGGACACGAACTGAAACCCGTGATCGTGGCACCACACTTTGATCTGCCCCACCAGCTCGTAGACAACCTTGGCGGCTTGCATACTCTGCATGGCGGCAGGGGCTTCATAGGCAACCAAGTCAACGGAGTGCGACTTGAGCAGTTCCTCGAGCTTCATGCGTAGACGGATGAGTCGCATTCCCGACGACTCCTCCCTCTTGACGCTTAGGTCCCACGTTCCGCAAGGACCGTCACTATGGGCCCACCCACACCTCGTCGCTGGATCAAGAGCCAGTATCTTCAAGCGGCCAGCCTTGGCCATAACGTCCTCCTCAGTCAGATGAACCCCTTAGGCATCCGTCCTGGAGGCAAGGAACGACGGGTCGGTCGTATACCCAGCATCTCCATGACGCGACGGCGCTTCGACTCCGTCACCTCGTCCTCAAGGATACTGGGCACCTCGAGGCCTTCAAAGGGCAACCGCACCAGCTTCATGTTGGAACGTGCCAGCTCACGAGCGGACTCAATGGCCTTGTACTTGACGGAGTCCGGATTGAGGTCTCGTCGTACCCACTGTGCGGCAGTCTTCTCGCCTACCCCGCTCACGCCTACAACGTCGTCCCCCTTGCAACCAGCAATGGCCTTCACGATAGCCCACTGCCATGGCTCGATTCCCCACTCTTGCAGGAACGACTCGTAGGTGACAGTACGCTTGGTGATCGGGTTCCACCACCTCACGTTCGGGCGTACACACTGCCACAGGTCGTTGTCCGCAGTGACGATCACTCCCTCATTTGGGGGCTCGAGAGCAGCACAGCCCGCCGCAATGAGGTCGTCCGCTTCGTACCCACGCTCCCTCCAGATGTTGCGGTAGCCTAGCTCCGGCAGGATCTCTTTCCGCAGTCGCTTCATCTCTTCGAAGAACCGATGCATTTCCTCTTCCTGCTCTTCGGTATACACCCGCGAGCTCTTGTAGTGGGTATTGGCCTTCTTGCGAAGGCTGCCCGCAGTGTCGAAGGCTATCACGACGCGGGTGGCTTGGTGCAAGTCCGTCATCATTGCGAGGTCGCGAACGAACGCGAACAGGACACCTGTAGGCATCCCTTCGTACTGGAGGCCGCCGGTCGTATGACGAGCTCTGTGACCCAAGAAGTTCCCGTCAATGAACAGCGTGACGCTCATCGCTCACTCCTGGTATCGGTTCTTCCGCTTGACGGTGCATGTCTCCTCGATGCTCTTCCACACATCAGCAACGAGCGAACGCAGGTCCAGCTCCAGCTCCTCCTTCTCGATCTTGCGGATGAGGGCTTCCCTTGATATGTTGGCATCGAAGTCCGTCGCATTGATCCTGCCCTCCGTAGCAGGCCAATGCTTCTCGTTGACAAGGAAGTCCACACACGACCCAATGTCGTCAAGCCCATGCGACCAGTACAACGGCACCTCAACAGACCAGTTCTTGCCAGACAGGCGGTTCTTCTTCGTCGCGGCCTTCACAACGGCTCCAACGGACCTCTTACGTCCGTTGACCTCCTTCACCATCTCGCGACCCACGCTCGTCCAGATCTGGCAGCAGGCGTAGAACTTGAGTGCCCTGCCCCCGCTGACAACAAACTCCGGTCCAAAGTCCATAGGACCTGACTTGATGTTGTCGCGTGTCTGGCTGATAACGACAAGGATGCAACCGAGACGACCGATACGGGACACCACGCTACGCATCCAACGTGAGTTGATCTTCGCCTTGCCATCGCCGTAGTCGCCAGTTGCTTCCTTGCCTGCCCTGGACGCCTTGCGGTTCTCGACAAACTTCTTCTTCTCGTACTTGCTCGACAACGCATCCATGGAGTCGGTGACCCAAATGAACGGCTTTGCCTTGCCCTGCTCAACGGCCGTCAAACGCTCATCCAGTGCAAAGTAGAAGTCCTCGATGTCCTCAGAGTTCTGCGGTGTACCGTCAGTAGCAACACGCGGCGATCGCAGCCGCTTGGCGAGCTTGGGACCGAAGAACTTCTTCACGTCCATGAGTGCCCCGTCCTCAGCGTTGTCAAAGACAAGGTCGTAGTCGTTGAAGTTCGGGTTGATGGACGCTTCCGCAAGCATGGTCAGCGTCCAGAACGTCTTGCCTGACGATGAGTCGCCAACGAACCAGTAGTATCTGCCCTTGAACAGCCCTCGGTCGGGATACCCAGTCAGTGCAAGGTTCAGCAACGTGGAGCCTGTGGACACAGCGGACGCTCTGTCCATGAACCTCTGCTCCCACTCGTCACCTGCGAGCAGAGCCTTTTTGATGTTGTCAGTTCGCTTAGCCGTGCTCTTAGCCATGCAACGTGCCCTCGGGTAAATGACGCCGCCGGCCGGGGTTGTCCACTAGGCGGAAGTGGAGCCCCGACCGACAGCGCGTTCTTCTTATTCCTCGTCCCAGTCCTTGTCCCAGTCATCGTCGTCGTCACTGTCGCCCTTAGCGGGCTTGGCGGCGGGCTTGGTGGACTCGGCCGCAGCCTTCTTAGCCACCGGCTTAGCCGCAGGAGCGTCGTCGTCCTCGTCCTCCGCAGCCTCGACATCGTCTGGGTCGATGCCCTTGAGGATGTTCTCGTCATCGTCCATCAGCGTGAGGGAAGACCCGTCAGGACTGACCTTGAACACGGTGCAGGTCTTCTTCTTGTAGATGACCTCGTCACCCTTCTTGAAGGCTGGACTGGACTTGGCCTTGGACTTAGCCGGCGGGGCATTGGAGTCGAGCTCCGTGTCCTCGTCGTCATCCTCATCCTCGTCGTCATCCTCATCGACAGCGGGCTTGGGCTTCGACGCCTTGACCGCGGCCTTCTTGGCTGCTGGTGGAGGCGTGTCGTCCTCGTCCTCATCCTCGTCGTCGTCCTCGTCGTCAACCGGCTTCGCTGCCTTTGTTGCGGGCTTGCCCCGCGTTGCAGGCTTGGCAAGTGGAGCGTCGTCATCCCCGTCCTCGTCCTCTTCATCGACATCGCTGCTCGCAGACGCTTCGGACATTCCGAGGTAGATCTTCTTCAGCTGGTCGTAGCCCACCTCAATGAGCAAGTCGTCCAAGCAGATCCCGTGGTTGACAATCGCTTCGGGCAGCGACTTCTTCCGCGGCAAGAAGTCGATCGCCTTCACCTCGTTGAACGTGTAGCCGCCAGTGGATACCTCCTCCACCGTCAGCTCCAACGTCAGCCCCTCCTCGTCTGGCAGGTAAAAGAAGTCCCAGCCCTGCTCCTCATCCGAGTTCTTGATGCGGGTGTCCAGGAGCTTGCCGAAGAGGTGATAGCTGGACTCCAGCAGGTACATCTTCGGCTCGTCGTTGCGCTTGCCCCCGTACACGAGGAACAACTGTCGCTCCTTCGGGTTGAGCGCCTTCACAGCCTCAGGATCCGCGTTGGGGTCCTTGCTCATCTTCTGCCGGATTTCCTGAATCGGATCCGGCTTGCCGAACGTCTTGCTCGGGCAGATGTAGTCACGCTCGTCAAGACCGATGCGGCGGTAGGTGTAGAACGTCCGCTCATAGTAGATCTCCCCTTCCTCAGCATAGGGGTTCCCCTTGCCCGCCTTGTACGGAACGATGGCGAGTCTGTGGATGCCCGGCTTGAGCTCGTAGAAGCTCAAGCCCTCAGGCATCTTCAGCGTCGTCGTCTCGTACCCGGCAACATGCTGCTCAGCCCTTCGCCGAGCCGCAGACTGCCGCTTCTCCCGCCTATCGCGTGTCGCCATGCCTCTCCTCTTCTTTCTTGATCAGGTACTCGTAGAAACTCTTCCGACCCATCAGGACGGCGAACGTGCCGACCTTCATGACGATATACACCACAGCGGGCAGCACCACGCCGAGGAGAAACAGGATGCAGACAGCCACCCACAGTTGGTACAACATCTCAACCATCGGAGTCGTCGCCCTCCCTTTCTTGATCCTGTAGTCGTTTCCGACCGCGTCCGCGAACGGCTGCCTTGTCAAACTCCTCGCCCTTGGGGCTGCGAGCACGTGGCGACGAGTCTGCGGTGTAGTATTCCCGCACCCACAGCTCCACAAGCATCGACAAGGACCGTTTGCGGTGCTCCAGTGCATTCACAGCAGCGTTGGCGACTCCGTGCGCGTGCCTCGCGTCATTCACCTTGCGAACAGCGGCCTGATATTCAGGCTGAGTCAGAATAGCGGCGGCTACGGACGCCTCCGTCACCTTCGCGACGTTGTACTGCCCTGGGTTGTCGCGAATGGATTGCTCAAGCTCCGCCTTGACTACGTCCAGTCTGGACTTCTCGCGATCCAGAACTGACTGGCAGTCAGCAGCCTCCTTCGCCCACTCAAAGTAGAGGGCGGGCTGCTCAACCCATTCCTGCTCAAGGGCTGTCTTGTCGATGGAGAGACGGAGCTCTTTAGGCATGTCACTATCCCTTGATCACATTCCAGCACGACAGGACCAGCCCTGCCTTCTTGGTGTCATAATACGGGTCTCGGAACTCTTCTATCACCAGTGCGGCGCGTGGATTCTCCGAGTTGAGCAGAACGGACGTGCAATAGCTGAGCACGAGGTGACGAATGGACTCCGGCTCCTCCTCCACCGCCTTCAGCAAGCCCTTCATCGTGTTCCACGTCGTACGCTGGTTGAGGAGGGCACGGGCGATCTCGATTGCCTGTCCTTTGACGTCCCCCGCCTCGATTGCAGCGAGCTGGTCTTCCTCGTCCTTGAGTCCGATGACCGCGTGTAGCAGGACCAGCACCTTGCGAGCAGACCCCTCTGCCACATCAGCCAGCTTCTCGGCTACTGCCCCGCTGATAGTCACGTTCTCAGCAGCGGCGATGCGAAGAGCAAGGTCAGACAGCTCCTTCTTCGTGATCTCCTTGCACCTGACTTCCGTGCATCGCGTGATGATCGTCTTCTTGAGCTTCTGCGGGTCTGTTGTCGCCAGCATGAAATAGACGTGACCGGGCGTGTCCTCAAGAATCTTCAGGAGAGCCGTTTGGGCATCGCCAGACAGGTTGTGAGCTTCGTCAAGTAGCCACACTCGCGACGTTCCCATCAACGGAGCTGCCCCCATCTGCTGACGGATGACACGGATGGAGTCGATGCCTCGAAAGTCAGCAGCATTGATCTCTTGGAAGTCGTGGTCCGAACACTTGAGTTTCGCTCGCAGGATGCGAGCCAGTGTGGTCTTGCCACAACCACTCGGACCAGTGAAGAGCAGCGCGTGCGGTATCTCGTTCCGCTTGCCCATGTCGACAAGCGACTTGACCGCTGACGCCTGTCCCACCACATCCTTGAACGTGGTTGGGCGATACCGTTTGTAAAGCTCGTTTCCTTCAGCCATTCTGTTCCCCTTCGTTATGCGGGCACCCACTGCCCGTCTTGTTCCTTCCACGCCGCCTTGTCAAACCAACTGCGGTCCGACGTCTCCACCTCAACCTCAAGCGGCGTGACTATCCAGTCCCACTCCTTGCGGACGCGAACGGTCATGACATCTTTCACGTAGTGAAGGTAATCCTGAAGCTCCGGCTCATACACGTCTGCGAGCATGGAGTCGTGGATCTGCCCAATGATGCGCGTCCGCATCCGGTTCTTCTTCAGCCACTTGTTGACTTGGATGAGCGACCATAGCAGGCAGTGGAACGATGGCCCTTGGATGGGCGTGTTCATGAGATTGTTGTAGGAGAACACACCAGGGCACACGAACCCAGTAGACAGCGGGAACCACCCTCTCTCCAGGTACTTATTCCACCACTTGTCCTTCTCGGATGCCCAGTGTGGGAACCGCTCAGCAAAGTTCTGCTCCACTCGCTTGATGTGGCCTTCGTATGCCTTCTGCGAGTCGATACCCTTGGTGCGAAGGTGATCGAAGATGCCCACGCCTGCCTTCGTCTTCAGGTTGGCTTTGGAAATGGCAGACCACAAACCCGCTGCCATGCTGACGTAATACGACCCGTAGAGCTCCGGGAACACGAACTGGTTTTTGGCAAACGAGCGGCAGTCCTTGCTCACGTCGTCTGTTGGCAGCATGAAACACTCAGCCGCCATATCGCGGTGGATGTCGAGCGTCGGGTCGCTCGCATACGCCACCATCGCAGGGTCCTTCCAGAAATTGGCCGCCCCACGGAACTCGAGTGCGGAGTAGTCAATCTCGACAATGCGATGCCCGTCACGGGGGATGTACGAACGGCGAATGAGCTTCGCCTGTCGCTTGTCCCTGATTGGTTGGTTCTGAAAGTTCGGCTCGGACCCAGAGGATCGGAACGTCCAGACGAGGTGCAGGTTGAACGACGGGTGGATGTACCATTCATCACCCCGCTGAACAGCAGCCTGGCGCGTGCCCTTGAGGAAAGTGTTGCGAACCTTCTTCAGCTTCTCCATCACACCCCAACGACGGACGAACGGCAGGTCTATCTCGTCCAACGCATTCGCGTCTACCTTGGGCTTGCCCGTGCTGGTGGTGACCGTGCTCTTCACTCCCAAGTGACCGAACACGATCTTGGCAAGCTGATCGCGGCTGCCCAGCGAAGCCTTGTCGCCAAACACCCGCCGCCACGTTGCATAGACCTCGTCTTGCCTCAGCTCCTGCTCAATCTGCTTGATCTTGTCACCTGTCTGCTGCATGGTGCGATCAAGGTACGGCACGTCCACGCGGATGCCAGCTTCCTCGATGTCCGCAAAGGCTGCCGAGCCCTCCATCAGCAATCGAAACGCGGCGGGTGTGGACGGCCTGAACTTCACTTGCCCATCATCTCCCGTTTCTGCTGCCCGGCAATCAGGTACTCGACCAACGAATCGATGCCGCAATATACCAACAGCGTCCTCAGATCCGCCTCACGGATCCTGTTCACCCCTGTCGCGTCCTCCGCTTGCAAGTACGGACGAATGGCCCAACTCCACTCCTCAAGACCCAACCGAACGAAGGCCTGGAACTTGACGGACGTGATGCCGTTGCGGCAGTCCAAGTGGTGGGCAGACAGCATGGTGTCCCAAACCCAATTGGTAACGCCATGCCCCAGGATGCGACGTGTCCACCTCTCCTCGAATTTGTTGTTGGCGCCAATCTTCGGGACGTCGGATTGCAGGTACTCGCTCATCGCAACCACTGCCTCACCCGTCCACGGAAACGCGATTGTGTCCTTGCCTCTCCAACAGACGGAGGCGCACACGATCTCGGCGTTGGCGTCGTCCGGACGTAGTCGATTGGTCTCGTAGTCGAAAGCGGTGGGTCCGCCATCAGCAACCCACTCACGTATCTGCGCAGCCGCCTCACGCGGGTCCATCACCACACGGATGTCCTTGCGGTAGTCCGGAACCGTTTCCCACGGACGTCCCTCTAGCTCCACAGCCTGTGCAAGGTGCCGCTCAAACCACAACTTGACGACCTTCGCTTCCCTCTTCTCCGCGGACTCGATCACAGCCGTTGGGTGGAACACGGGGCACACCCACGCATTCCACCGCTGGAGAGGAATTCGCCAACCTGCCCACTGAGTGATGGATCCAATGCTCTCCTTCCACAGCGGGCTGAGCAACGACGACACAGCAGCGGGTCCCAGCGGGATGATCGTCGTAGGCCCCAGCTCCTTGAGCGTCCGCACAAGGTTCGGTCGGCAGTAGTCGATCTGCTCAGTCGTCGGCGTTGCATCGGGCTTGCAGATGAGGGCTGACGTCTTCCAGCAGTCGACATCCAGGTCCACGTCCACCTTGCGAAGGGTCGCTCGCAGCAAGTCGGCAGCCTCGCCTACAAAGTGATCCCCGCGATGGTCGCCCTCTACACTCGGGCAAGTGTCAATCACCAGTATACCGCGACGTCCAGCCCCGCTCACGGGTAGCTTGGGCGACTGGCATGTCTTGTAGAGACCGCAGGCCCCGCATTGTGGCAACAGAGACGGAGGGGGACCCTTCGATACCGTCCTAGAGGCCTCGAAGAACCCCATCAGTCCTCCTCGCTTGCCGCCACTGCCACAACGGGCTCGTCCGCCACCGTGCATGAGGCGTACACGAACTTCCCGGAGTCGATGAACAGACGCTCACGGCTCACGCCGCACTGCTCCGACTTGCTCGTCACCTCCAGCAGCAACTTGGGCGAGATGAGGAACTGGATGGGGCTGCCCTTGTAATTGACCTTCTTCATCTCCTTGAACCACCCGGACGCCCCTTCGCCTGTGATCACGATGCGGTCGCTTCTCAAGTCGACTCGGATCAGATTGCCCGCAGCGTTCTCCCCACTGAAGATCTCGGCCTTAGCCACCACCTCGTCAAGCCCACCGGGCAAACTCACAGCCGTTGTTCCCTTGGGCGTAATGTAAGCATCCAGGTTGTGGTACTCGTCCACATACCGACGACAAGCGATCGTCAGCCCCGCTGGGTTGCGGAAGTGAATCCACGACCCAGTCTCGCTGACCTCCGTCATGTCGAAGCCACAGATCTTCTTGATAGAGTCTGCTCGCACCAGCACCTCCTCTTCAACTCCCGTGTCCAACGGGTAGCGAGCGATCTGAAATCGGTCGCAGGCTTCGACGTAGTCCGGATGGATGTGAACGCAGGTGAGCACGAACTGACTGGCTTCGCTGCTGGCACACGAGTGAACGATGGCAATGGCATCGCTGAAATCCTTCGGGAGCTTTCTCCACGTCTCCGGCTCCTCGAGAACCTCGATGTTGAGACGAACCTCCTCTTCCATGCGGATGCCCGCCTTGCGGCGCTTGCCGCTGACGATCAGCTCACCTTCAGCCTGCTCAATCTCCACGTCGTCCTCCACCATCTTGGAGAGCAAGTCAACCAGCGGCTTCGCTTTGACAGCTCCTTCAATGGCGAGTGGCGACTTGCGGTAGCAGGCCACTTCGTCGTTGAACGTGAACACTTGCCCGCCGGTGAAGACGTAGCATGACGATTGCTCAAGGAGCTCCCGCGTTGACAGCCCAGGGCTGACCGACTCCAGCACCTTCAACAACGCCTCCCGCCCGACTCGAATTGTTGCCATCAGAAGAACCCTTTCATTCCAAGTTTGACCGTCCGTCTGTACTCCATGTGATCAGCGACCTCCTTCGGGGGTCTATTGAGAATGGTCGCAACGTACTCAACCGTCACTGGCTCCTTGCTCTCGGCATTCTGCGACTCGAATGCGATGTCGAGAATACGATCCTCAGCCCACGTCCATGGGTACCCCTCACGGTTCTCCCTCATGTCCGAGTTGGGCACATAATCGGTCCGTCGCAGCACACGACGCCGCAGCACCTGCTCAGCCATCTTCAGCTTCTGCGTGTGACCCCTATCAAACAGCTCACTCCACCGAACCAGTGCCCTGTCGTACTCGTCTTGACAAGTACATGGGAGCACCATTTGAAACAGGGCATCGATCTCAACCTCTGCGGTGATCATGCTGCGACTCCCTTCAGTTCAATGTGGCGACAGAACGTGCGATACGACTTCGTCGACTCCTTGGAGACGTCGTGGTAGGAGAACAGCCGCCTACCCAAACTGTCCTCCACCTTTACCGTCGTCGACCCTGGAGCACCTGCGAAGTAGATGTCAACGATGGGCAGCACCTCATTCGCACGTCGGATGAAGCGAGCGTTCGTCCAGAAGCGGCGGTGGTGATCGGTTGACAAGCCCATGACGACTGTGCGGTAGATCTTCGTCTTCGTCTTGTCCGTCCAATACTCCCCGCTCTGCCTCTTGTACCCCTTCGGCACTGCCACCTCCTCAAACGATCCAAGGGGCATCTTGAGCGTGGCAAAGTAGTCGAGAACCTGCTTGCGAAGGGTAGGGGAGAGCGTGGTGATATGCTTGCCCCAGTCGTCCACACTTGGCGACTTGGGACTCACGTTGAGCAGGAACGGGGAGACATCGTATTGAGGCTCGCCCTTCCGCATCATCGGGACGTAGACAGTGCCGTAGCTTGCTGAACGAATCCAAGAGGCGCTGTCAACAGAGTACCAGGGCATCGCTTTCATACTGCGAAACGACGTCACCCCGAGCCCATGTAGCTTGGTGACTGCCTTGCCGTCGCTCCCCATCAGCATGGAGCGGACGCTGCGAAACCAGGCAAGCCTGTTCTCTTCCATTGCCATCGCCACGTTGCCTAGCCCCACATACGGCGCCTTGAAATCAAGGTACCGCTCAAGCCACTTCATGGACTCGCCTTGGTGGTACACCCCCATCACTTTCTCGATGGGCAAGCGTCGTATCATCTTGAGGTAGTTCTTCCACGTCTCCTTCGCACAGTCGTCCACCTCCTGGGGCGTGGGCGGCTTGCTCACCTTCGGGCTGCCTGGTATGACGTCCAAGTTGATGTAGACGTCCACCTGGGGGTGAGCCAGGCAGAACTCGATATACGAGTCCAGGTCTATACGAGCACCCTTAGTCCACACCGTGAAGGCGCCCGAGTCGAGCATGATCTTGGTCATGAGCGATTACCGAATCAGGTGGAAGAACTCGGACCGCACTTCGGGCTCGCGGAACTGGCCGGTGAGTGACGACGTCACCATCACTGAGTTCTGCTTCATGACTCCACGGCAGCTCATACACTGGTGGTGAGCTTCAACCACGCAAGCGGACCCGAGCGGGTTGAGGTACTTGTCCAGGGCAGACGTCACTTGCTGAGTGAGTCGCTCCTGGATCTGCAAGCGGCGGGCGTACACATCCAGGATCCGAGCGAGCTTCGAGATGCCCACTACCTTCCCGTTTGGCAGGTAGGCGATGTGTGCCTTGCCAATGAACGGAAGGAGGTGATGCTCGCAGAACGAAACAAACTCGATGTCCTTGAGCAGGACCATCTCGTCACACGCGCCGTCTTCGAACACCTTCAGCACAGCAGCGATCTTGTCGTCCGTGTCGTACTGATAGCCGGAAAAGAGGTCAGCATAGCTCTTGACGACGCGATGGGGCGTCTCAAGCAAGCCTTCCCGATCCGGGTCCTCTCCAATGAACTTCAGCAGCTCACGAACCGCGCCCTTCGCGTAGTTCTCCCTCGTCTTCAAAGTGATATCGCTCAAGGCAACCCCACCATCTTATGGGTCTGTAGACACAGACGGTATCCGAACTTCATACACGATGCCACTGCCTGCTTGAGGTGAGCTTCGTTGCGTTCCGCATCCTGCTCATCAAGCGGCTGAACATAGATCTCGCCCTTCCAGTTTGCAGGCGGCCTTGCTGGCCTCCCGTACTGTGGACCAACAGACGACAGTGGCAACCCGTCCTCGGGATCCACTTGCCCGTCCTGGACAACATACTTCAGGCAGCTGATGTTCCTCCACATCTGGTCGTTGATTCTTGGAGTCTTGGGTGAGCACACTACCACCGCAGACATCACATCCGACATGGACAGGAAGACAGTTCCGTTGGTCTCTATCTGAACGTCACGACCAGAGCGAAGCAGACACGCTACGAGCGGGATGATGTTCTGGCGAAACGGCTCGCCTCCTGTAATCACCACCAGCTTGCGACGGGGCAGCTGGTTGACACGCTCCAGCACCTTGTTCGGAATGAGCAGATCGCGAGTGCCCGTGTACTCCGTGTCGCACAGACGGCAGGCTAGGTTGCACCCCGTCAGTCGAACGAAGGTGGCTGGAGTGCCAGCGTACGGCCCCTCCCCTTGCATCGTGTCCCATATCGAATGGACCTCCACCGCTCCATCATCCCGCTGGTCCAGGCCTTCTTGCGGCTGGACGTTGACGATCCCTGTCATTCCTCTTCACTCCCGGGTTCAAAGCAAGGGTCACTCACACCGTTCATCGAGAACGCGACGCGGCGCATGTAGCAGGGCCCACACTTGCCGCAATGCTTGTCGCCACCTTCGTAGCAGGACCAAGTGAGGTCCAAGGGAGCTCCATTCATCAGCCCCATAAGAACGATCTCGTGTTTCACTTTGTTGGCCACCGGCATCAGTATCTCGACGCTACGGTCAGCCTTCACTGCGAACGGGAGCACCCGGTTGAGGCGTCTTACAAACTCGGCTTCGTTGTCCGGGTACGCCCCTGCCTCTTCGATGTTGATGCCCAAGGCCAGCTTCGGGATGCCCTTCGCCTCCGCAATCGCAACAGCGATGGACAGCATGACAAGGTTCCGAGCTGGGACCCACTCGTGAGCAAACTCTGCGCCTGCCTCCCCATCACCCTCCAGGTTGACTGTGCCCGCCCCCACCAACGGGCTTGCCCCGATGATGGTAGTGAAGAGGTCTCCAAGCGGAACCACGATCGACTTCCACCCCATGCGAGCACAGATGTCGCGGATGGCTCTCTTCTCGCGAGCAGTAGCACGGCACCCGTACTCGTAGTGGAGCAGCGTAACGTCATGACCATCCTTCGCCATCTCGGCCGCCACGACCACCGAATCAAGTCCACCGCTACACACGACCAGCGCCTCATTAGACTGCTGACCCTTGAACGTGCCGATGGGCGTCAGCGACACGGGCGGGCTGAGGCCGGGCTGGACGAATCCTTTGTGGTATGCCGGTATCGCTTCCACTTGCCACTCACCCATGCGACCCACACCATGCCCAACGAACGGAGTCGGGTCGCTGACAATGAAGATGGAACCAGACGGCAGATGCCTCACATAGTAGAGCGGTCGATAGTTGACTGCGAATTGCAGCACCCCGCGTCCTGGACCTATTGCCAGCAACGCATAGGAGCCAGTGATCTGGTCAAACCCGCCCACGTCGCCAAGCTCAGAGAACAGGTACGGCAGTACGACGCTATCGATGTTCGTGTCCGGATGCCAACCGTGCTGCTGACAGAGCGCTTTGTCGTTTGCGATCGTCCCGTTGTGGCCGACCATCCACCCGCCGTACTCGAACGGTTGTATGTCCTGGATCCTCTTCTTGTCCACCCGCTCCGTCGTTGGCTCCGCCCGTGCATGAGCAATGAACAAAAACGGCTCGTCGTACGGCAGCATGGTTGCAAAGTCACTCGTCCGTTGCCACGGCGGCGTGAGCGAGCGTGTGACCTGCGTCTTCGTCCTGTCGATGTTGGTCCAGTAGAATCCGAAACTGTCCTGACCCCGGTTCTCCGTGGCTTGCAACACGTCCACCAGCAAGTCCATGGACAGCAATGGAGTCACGTACCCACCAGCAAGTCCACACATCAGGAAACCTCACTTCGAGTCAAGGGAAGGCCGGGGTAGTCCGACCAGCCGTTTGGAGTCTCATAGAAACGTACCCGAACGACTTTGATTCCACGGCTGGCGAGCAGTTCGTTCGCCTTCTCGTACACCAGCTGAGCAAGGTTCTCGGCTGTCGGATTGGACAAGTGACGGGGCATAATGAACGGGAGCCTTCCAACCAGCTCCACAGCGGAGTGGCGCGTGGCAAGCGGGTCGTCGGGGTGGAGCAGCATGTTGTGATCAAGCTCCTCGTCAATCCAACCGCCGACGATCCGCTTCACTTCAGAGAAATCGATCACACGACCGATCGAGTCCAAGTCCGGGGAGGCAGCAACCACCTCCACCACCCCGCGATGCCCGTGTAGGTGCCTACACTTGCCTTCATGGTTCAGTACACGGTGTCCGTAATCAAACTCGAGTCGGCGTGTGATCTGCATCGTCATTCCTCAGGAGACTGGGCTTGGAATCATTCCTTGTCGTACGCGGCCGTGACCAGCAAGGCGAACCCAATATACTCGGCCATGCAAGAAGCCGCCTCGCCCCTCAGCTTTTCGAAGTAGGCGTGTCCCTTCTCCGTATTGGCCTTGCTGCCGAATCGCTTGCACACCGCACCACAGATGGAGTGAAGGCTCTTCGCATCCACATCACCTCCAACGTAGCTCCGCAGGATCTTCTGAGCTCCTGCCAAGCAGACCTTGGACTCACGCGGGTTGACCTTACCGTACGCCGAGTCCAACTTGCTCACAAGAGCTTCGTTGATCTCCACGTCCAGCCCATGCTTCTTCAGCAGCATGGCAGCGAACGCCCATCGAGTCACCTTCTCCGCTCGCGGAGTCTTGGCCGGCTTGGCAGCGGGCTTTGACTTCTTGGCGGAGGGCTTTGGGGCAGGCTCCAAGTCAGCTTCGGGCTCCACCGACTCGTCCGTTGCAGGCTTGGCCTTCTCCTTCTTAGCCTTACTCGTTGCGGGTGCCTTGGCCGGCTTCGAAGGGGCAACCGCTTCCGAAGCGTCTTCCGACTTCTCCGCATCAACAACCTCCATCGTCCCGCCACCGCTCACATGCTTGAGCACAGCGGCAAGAGACTTGGCGACATCCTTGTCTTCCGGTTCGTCGGCTCCTGCCATCAGCACGTCTGGGAGCTGCGCCAGCTTGGAAGCCAGTCGCGTGTTGTCCCACTTCGCCCCGTTCTTCCACCCCGCGTGGCAGATCAGAGCCAGTGCCTCGTCCCGGTCAATCGTCATCGTGTCAGCCATCGCTTGACTCTCCGTTCTTCTGTTGGTGTGACTGCAATACCGTCAAGATCTTTATACCCAACTTGGAAAGAAAATTCACCGCTGGCTGTAGATGATCGGCGACCCGAGAAACGGGCAGCCGACGACCCGGACAAAGTCCTTCACGTTGTACTGAGCCCCTCGGCGGACGATCCAGTTGATGCGAGCCATACCCATTCGCTTCTCATCGCTTGACACGTTGATGCCGAGAATGCCGTTGACATGAGCGAACTTGGTACGCCTACCCTGGAAATGCTTCTGCGACATCAGTGCCCCGTCCGTGCCGTAGGCCAGTGCAGAAACCTGAGTGGCAGTGCAGAGGAACACACTGAACCGCTGTGACAGGCGGCGAAGGGCAAGCCACGTTTCGTCAATCTGGTCCATCTTGTCCTTCACTCCCTTGGGAGGGGCAAGGATGTCAGCGTAGTCGACCAGCACCACGTCCGCCTGCCAGCCTTCCCGTGCCCACGAAGTGAGCTGGCCTTCGATATCGGACACCCCGAGCGTACCGCTCGGGTGGCATGACAACCTGACGTGATTCCTATTGCGGCAGACGCGACGGAAGGCTCGGAAGGCCTCAATCGACTCCACCCCAGGCATGTTCACCTCCGCGAACGTAGGCAGGTCCTCCCCCTTCTTCCATTCGACGGGCACCTTGTACGTCCCTGGGTACCGGGGCAAGCCCGATGCTCGCAACGCGATCCGCTCAACCAGCTCGTCCTGGATGGAGTCGCCGCAATCGAAGAAGGCCACACGACAACGGGCGCGGGCTGATCGGTACAGCAGGTCCAGCAGGAACGTCGTCTTGCCCACCTTCTCGCTCGCCATGAACGAGTAGAAACTGCCCCGAGTGAACGCCTCGCCGACGAACTTGCCAAGAGCTCCACGATACCTCACCAGTGCCTTTGAGCGGTTGGGGTTGAACGACTGCTCCCACACAGACACGTCGTCAGCAAGGTCCGCATACGACCCGATACCCAAGTTGACAGCGGGTGTGGCAAGTCGTGCCACAGCAGCGTCTGTATCACCCCGCTCCAGCTCCAACTTGGCTGCCTCTAGCTCCCGCTCCACCCTTGCTCGATTGAACACAGTGGCGGACGTGTCCAGCAGATACTGGGGCTCCGCATCCTTCACCTCATCCGACATATCGGAGAGGTCGAACAGGAACTTCTCAACCGACGCAACCGTCTTGTCATCAGAGGCAGTGGTGTCAGACCAACGCTCAAAGATGGCGACCATCTTATCGCCTGGAGGCTTCTGGTACTTGCGATAGTGGCGCACCACCATCCCGCCAACCAAGTCAGCCCACGGCACGTTGAACAGCCCATCGTCTGTCCACTGCGATGCAATACGAGCACAGACAACGTCGTTGGTGACCATTGCAGCCAGCACACGGCGCAAGTCGGACCCGTCGTACTTCCTCGTCTTCATTCTTCGTCTTCCTCCGCATCTGGAATGTCTAGTTGTCGTCGGATGCGGGACATGACGCCATCGGGATCGTTGCTTGGAGCTGCCTCGAACGGCTTTGTGGCAACGGTCTCGTCTATCAATTGCAAGAAGAGCGGAAATGAGAAGCGGTCGCTCTCCTTGATCATACGCTTGCCAGCAGCCATCAGCACGTCGTCGTCAACATCAGGAATCGACTCCACCATGAGCTGAGCTGCGGACTGGCTCAATCGACGTCCCATCGCATCAGCAATGGCGATCAGCAGAGCCACTCTGTCAGCCACGACTGGCCTCCTTCTTCTTCTGTCGCTTCGCTCGCTCCTGACGTCGGTACTCGGCATCCTCCTCAGCCTTGATGCGGTCCTCCTCTGCTTGGTTCGCTTCCCAAGCAGCCAGTTCGCCTGCGGACATCTCTACCCGCCAGACCTTCTCTTCTTCCTTCTTGCGGGGCTTGGCAGGTGCCCCATTGCCCCGCTGAGCAATGAGAGCAAGCGTCTCATCTACGGACAACAGACCTGCCTGCTCAGCATGTTGCAAACGGCTCATCGCGGTCTCGATCTGAACGTACTTGTCGACAAAGGCACTTGCACTGAAAGCGAGCGGGACAAACGGTCTCGTCAGGTTGTCAATGTACCAGTTCATGACGGCAATGAACTCGACTGGCGACAGACCACTTGTCTTTAGAAACTTGCGAATGGCGGCCGCCCATGCTGTCATATTTGGTGGCCGCATGATCTTTCTCTTAGCGGCAAGCCCATCGTAGAGACGCCTTGCGGCGATCATTGCGTCGTCTGGACCAGCCGCCTTCTCCTTGAGGAATCCCTCTCCCATCATCGCACCGTCTCCGCCAGGAGACAGTATTTTTGCTGTAGTTTTATTCACTGTAGTATTAGTTGTCCGCAATTTTTGCGTCGGGCTAACCACAATTTTTGCGTCGGTCGAACCGCAATTTTTGCGGGTCGGTTCGTCACGCAATTTTTGCGGTGGTGGTGTGGGCTTCTTCGTCTTGAGTGGTGACTCCTGAATGCCGTTATGGGACCAGATGTCTATGATGGTGACCCGCAGACGATGCCCTCCTCCAGAGCGAGCGATGCGCTTGACCTTGACCAGTCCCAAGTCGACTAGCTCCTTGCGAGCCTTGATGATCGTGTTGGGTGACAGGGCACCAACGATCTGTGATATGGTCGCGTCGCTTGCCCAACACACTCCACCCCCGTCGCCACAGACTCCTTTGTAGACCATGTAGAGACGCGCTGCTGAGTTGGATAGGGATGCCATTGACCAGATGCAATTCGGCATCATTGTGAAGTTGGTACGGGCACCTTGCTCGACGACTTCCGTCTCCGCGTCCTTTGGATCTAGCTCGTCGTCATACTCGTCCGCCATGTGTGCTCCTGAAAATGAAAAGGGCCGGTGGGTGTGTAGAAGACTTGCCACAGTCAACGCAACGGCACCCACCGGCCGGATCAACAAGGTGTAGAGCACCTTGGACCCTGTTCGGCGAACCGTTACGTCAACTGTGGCAATGACCGCAGTGTACGTCGCTCACCGGCATTCGCCAATAGCATCATTGCAAAGGTACCGCCGCCGCAGCTCTTCTACCTCGTCAGCGTCCGCATCAGCCGCATCGTCTCCAGTTTCAAGCATGACGTTCTCCGTCTGCCCAGCCAGCACAGACAGACGCGAGCACAGTTTATCAGCCCGTTCCTGTGCATCCGGCGTCGAGTCGAAGCAGACAACACGAACCGGGTACTCGCACATCGCTGCGAACTGGGCTGGCGAGTAGCTCAGCCCGCACGTTGCCACAGCACCGGGTCCTATGGCCCAAGCGTCTATGGGCCCCTCCACAATGACGATCGCTCGCCCCGCAAGGTGAGCGCCGTACAGCAGGCTCTTGTGGGGAACTGCCTCCTCGTCTTCACTTGCACTGCGATACCGTCGCTCAGCGGACGTTGAGATAGAGCGCGTGGTCCACGACACCTCCCTTCCGTTGCGGTCGAAGATGGGAATGTAGAGCCGCCACTTCAGCTTCGCCTGCGGCCCAAGCCCCTGGACGCCCCATGTTGAAGCGATGACGTCTGGATCGAATCCACGCCCCTCCAGATAGCGACGGTGCGGGGGCAACAGTTCCGCCACACCAGTTGGCCGACGCAACACGCCCACAGCCTCGCTCTGTGGCTCGATTACACGTCGACCCGACCCAATAGCCGCCGCAGCCTCCCGCTCGCTTACACGGCACAGCAGGGCGATGGCTGCGGCGGCGTTCCTCCCGCCACACTTCCAGCAGTTGGCTCGCATGGACCCAGGGGGCAAGCCCAAGTGGAACGCAGAGCCCCCGCACCAAGGGCACGGGACTCCGAGCCAGCCTTGCTTGGTGACATGCTTGTCCTGTCCTGCCTGCCGATACTGAACGTGGTGACGCTCCAGTAGTCGAATCAGGTTGTTCATGTGTCAGGAACGGGAGCCTGTCAACAACGGGCGACCGTCAAACGGGACGGGGATCTTGCCAGCAACAGCACCTTCGATGAGTGACAGCACACCCTCAGTCATGGTGACTGACTTCTGGGCACAGAGGACCTTGAATTGCTGACGCAACTCCGGACTCATGCCCCGAATGTTGAGGTCCACGTTACCCCGCTCCTCTACCGTCTCCTTAGCAGTCGAACCGGCCATTTCGCTTCTCCAGGATGTCGATCAGTTCCGCATAGAAATCGAAGTCTTCCTCTACCACGCCTCCGTCAAGCGCCTCTCCCATGCTCTTCTGCTTGCGGACGAGTCGCTTGCACATCTCCACTTCAATTGTACCGCCAGCCGCAAAGTAGTTGATGAAAACTGGGCGGTCTTGCGAGATGCGGTGAATGCGATCCGCTGCCTGTTTGATGTCGCCAGGCCTGTGTGCCCACTCGACAAGTCCCATCTCAGACGCGGCTGTGAGCGTAATGCCCACGCCAGCCGCTTGGATGTTGCCGATGAACAGCCTCGTCTCTTCGTCCTTCTGAAACGCCTCCACGCTAAGGTGACGCATCCGCAGTGACGTAGACCCGTCCACCACAACCGACTTGGTCTTGATGCGACGTTGCAGGCAGTCGATTGCCTTCTTGTGGGTCGCCATCAACACCAGCTTCTCCCCTGTCTCCTCCAGAAAGCGATTGGCCCACGCAACGACCTCACGCATCTTGCCACGCCCCGTCAGCCGCAAGAGGTAGCCGTACTTGGCCATCGCCTCCGCTCGCTTGACACGGGACACCTTGTGGGCGGCTGTCTTCTTCAGCCAGCCCAGGAAGTCCCGCGTGGCGTGGTCGTACTCCGCTCGGTTGCTGAGCTCGCACGGAACGATACGGTGAACCTTGGGCGGCAAGTCCTTGAGCACGTCCACCTTGCGGCGACGGATCATGCCGTTGACGAGTAGCTCGCGGTTGAGCTGGTCCAGGTTGGACGAGCCCGTGTAATCCCAGCCCCATGGAGTGAGCCGGGGCTGGCAGTAGGACTGAGCGTAGGACCAGAACGATGGGTACTGCTCAGGCCACAGCATGTTGAGCACGGGCCACAGCTCAGAAGGCCTGTTCAGGATGGGAGTGCCACTGACTGCGATCACTCGCTCGATAGACGTTGCAAGGTCCCTACCAGCTTTGGTTCGCCGTGTGCGGACGTTAGCCATGTAGTGGCACTCGTCGAACACCACTGTCTTGAACTTGAGCTTCCTGAGGTAGGGCAGCCAGCTCTTGAGGATGTCGTAGTTGATGATGGTGATGGGAGCCATCGTAGTGAAGTCCCGCCCGTTGTGAACCGGGGGCTTCTTCGACTCGCAGATGGACGCTGCCAGGTCAGCATTGTGCCTCGCCTCCCACTGCCAGTTGAACTTGAGCGACGCGGGGCATACCACCAACGCGGGCATCCACTCGGGGTTTCGCTTGAGCGACCAGAGCACCTGTAACGTCTTGCCGAGGCCCGGCTCATCAGCCAGCAGCACACGGCCGCCGAACTGTTCTATGAGCCGGACCCCTTCCTTCTGGTACGCGAACGGCTTGATCTTACTGCTCATCTCATCAGGTTCCTGAGTTCGGATGAGCATTCTACCCGACTGCGATTGCAATCTCGTTGAAGATCGTGGTGATGCGAGTCTCCTTCCACCCCATGGACTTGAGGTAGGTGCGAAGGCTCGACCGCCAGTTGCGTGGCTGGTTCCCCTTGCCCGCAGCCGCCTCGGCCAGCTCAGCTGGGCTTTGGAACACAAGATTGACCACCACAGCAGCGTCCTCAGACATGCCCTCCAGCAGTTCCCATATGCGGAACGACGGGCTGGCCTTGTCGGGAGCCTGGTAGTTGGTGTCCTCCGTCATCTGGTCAAGGGAGACGACTTTGAGACGCCCCTTGCAGAAGGTGGACACGAAGTGGTTCCACACGACGTGGTAGAGGTAGGTTGGGAACTGAGCTCCGTGGCTGGGATCGAACGTGCGGTATGCCCGCATGAACGCCACTTTGGCTTCGCCTTCCAGCTCTTCGATGTCCCCGCCATGCCGCCGTTGGAAACGGTTCGAGATGTGGTACAGCAGGTTCTCGACATCCTGGTAGGTCTCCATGACCGGTGTTTCCGAATTCGCCATCTTCGTGTCCTCCTTGTGAAAGTCGTCACCAACGTGACGGCACTGAACATACTGACCACAATCGACTCCGGCAATCCCGATTCCACTTACCCCGCATTCGCTGCGGCTGAGGCTGCCCGTGCCTTGTCGGTCACACGGACCTTGCGTTGCTTGCGACCGGCGATCTCAACGTACCCGTACTCGGCCAGGATTTCGATGATCCGAACGGCTCGCGGAGCACCCCTGCCGCTGTGACCCCAGATGCCGACAGTCGCTTCGGTCATTGACACGACCTTGTCACCGATGCTCTCAAACAGGGTGACCGCAGTGCCACGGGCACGTCGCTCCGCTTCGCTCATCAGCTCTGCGGTGGACATCTTGTCGGTCACCTCTCTACTCAGCTTGGCGTAGTAGGCCATCGTCACACCCCCTTCTTCAGTTGAGCCGCTTTCTGGCGGCGGGTAAGTTCCATCGAGCAGTAGTGAATCTCGATCGCTTTCATCAGGCACCCCCTTTCGCGGACGCTTCGATCGCGAGGATCTTCTCCAGCCACTTCGCGTACTCGATCGCCTTCGGCTTGCTCTTCACGCCGTAGAACCACTGGCTCATTTCGACTCGAGGGCTGCCCTCGGACACGACGCCGACGTTGAAGACGGTCGCCTTGCCCTTGCTCTTCTTCTCCTCGAACACGACTCGCTTGGCCATCTCGGCCTCCTTTCTGGTGACAGGCGTCACATATGTAGTATAGCGACACGGCTGGGCGTTACAATCCCGGTTTCTTCCGGGTTTTCTGCTGGTTTATTGCAGCCCGCAGGCTTGCAACAGCCTTGCCCTCAGCCGGGGCAGGTGCTCTGGGTGCTCCGTCCGTGCAAGCTCAACCTCTTCCATCACCTCTTTCGGCAAGCCTATGTGGGCAGCCGCCATCTCGACAGGCAGCCAGATATCCCCTTGCGGGTTGTCGAACAGCTCATTGGCCACTACGGAGATGGGCGACCACAAGGACGACGACGGGGACTGCCAGTAGATCACTTGTCGTTGTACTGGACCGTCGCCATAGTCAATGGTGGCTGGGCTTGCGAAGAGCCCGAACACGAACCCCAGCTCAACCAGCTCGTTGATTGCAGCGAACAGCTCAGCTGGCGACGTGACTGGCGGGTGTCTACTCATGATCGGCCCACAAGATGGAACGTCGTGCAAGCTCCATATGACGCAGGTGCCTGCGTTGCCACCACCAGTGCATCCATGCCATCACTTTCGCCACAGCCGCTACTCCCGACCACTCGCAAGCCGCTCGCCTTCGATACGTTGTACCAGCTCCTCAAGCGTATCGCCTCCAAGAACACAGTTCCCAAGCCCCGCACGGTAGACGCATTCGTATCGACGACGGTAGGTGTGCTGCTCCTTGATAGAGACCCGTAGTCGTGTCAGTTCGTCCCTCAGCGCCTCCCGAACCTCCACCGCCTCCACCGCCTCGCGTAGCTGGTCAATAGAAGGTGGGTCCCCGTTGACATCCGCGACGAAGCGAGCGGCGGCTGCAAGACGTGTCACGGCGTCCCGTGTTGCGGACAGCTCGTTCTCGATGTCTGCACAGCGAAGGCGGATGGTTCGGATTCGCAACAGCGCCTCCTCCCGTCCTTCCCGATCTGGAACGGTCTTGTTGACGCGGATCTGGGCATGAGGGTGAAGGCGACGTCTTGCAAGGGCACGCGCAGAAGCGAGTGTGTGTTGCGTCATGTGGCTCCCCTCCCTTCTGCTCTGGCAATGGCAGCCTTCGCGTCGTCCGCCATTGCCACGTATTCTGGAATGTAGTCGACCGCCTCCTCAAACCTGTCTACGAGGTACTTGAGCTCCTTCAGCAGGTCCGGGGCAGCGGCCATCAAGTTTGCAGTGCCTTCCGCTTTGCCCGTGCCTGCCATTACCATGGCGATCGTTGTACCGCCAGCAGTGATCTGCACTCCGCTGGCTTGCACGTTGGACAACATGCGGCCCACTGCATAGGGCCCGGGCAGGGGCTTTGGTTTGCTTGCTCGCTTCGTCATCGTCTTGCTCCGTTCTTCTTGAGGGACATGACCACATCACTTGCATCGTTCCATCCGATCACGTCACGGATGGCTCGCACAGTCGCTCTCGCGGAAGCCTTCAGTCCTTGCAAGTACGGCTCGCCGGCCGGTCCGAAGGGGTCCGCATAATACTCCGCATCGTTGAGCAACTCAGCAAGTGCTGGGTCGTCAGACAGACTTGGCGTTGCTCACATCCTCTGGAGTAGGCAAGGCCCGCTCCATATGGTCGACGTAGAACGTCAGCGGGAGCCGGATATGACTTGCCCCTGCCATTCTGTTTCCCTTGCTCATGATCGCGTTCTCCTTGGGTTGATCACTCACGAATCCAGCTTTCGAGTCCACCGACACAGTCGTACTTGATGCCTTTGCGGACGACCGCCTTGTCCCGTCCCATGACAGTGACCTGCGCATCCTTTGGGCGGGGCACAAGGTACCCGGCGTCAATCAGAACGTCGTTGCACACACGAACCAGAGCCTGGTCCCGGTTGTCCTCTGCAATGAACAGGATGCTGACGAACAGGTCCGCACGAATGACGTCCGTCAGCACATCTGGCGGGTCGTCACTTTCGAGGCACACCTCCACCTGGTGTTCCATCTCCTCGTTGAGCACGGGATGCGCTTTGCGGCGGATCGCTTCTATGAGCTTGGTGGCGTTCACTTGCTGGTCTCCTGTCGTTGTGGTTGGGAAGGCTCAGTTGAAGTACACGATGTAGAGTCGGCCACCGTTCTCGGCCGCCACGTAGCTGTCCTGGATGTCGAGCTTGACACCTTGCCCGGCCAGCTTCTTGAGGCGGCTGATCTGACCGGAGATACCTTGCTTGGACTCGGAATAGTTTCCAGAGCACCCGCAGCAGCAACGTCCAGCCATCCCGGAGTAGGACCGCTTAGCCTTGCTCCAGTCGATATCCTTGAGAGCCGCTTCACCGGCTGCCATTACCGCAGCCTTTGCGACCTCCGCCTGAGCGGCGTCCACTGCTCGCTTGGCCTCGAATCGCTTACGGCTGGCAGCCTCATAGAGAGCCTTGAGGTTGGCCTCCTCCATCTCGGCGAATCGATAGTTGTTCTGGGCGAGCTCGAGCTTGATTTCCGCTTTCATCTCTCGGTCCTCCTTGGTGGGCGTGACACACGTCACATATGTAGTATAGCCTCTGGGCTACACGTTGCAACCCCGATTTCTTCCGGAAACTAGCGGCTTTTTTTGAGCGTGACAGATCGCTCGACCCCTACCGTCACCCCACAGCGGAGCTTGACACACTCCCCGGGACGGAGGAAATGGCTCGTCCGCATGGACGAGAGGCTCTTCCACTCTTGGTCGCTGGCAAGTTCCTTGACGAGCTTCTCAGCATAGTCGCTCACTGTGACCAGGAGCTTGGAGTGTTTCATCTGCTCAACGACGCCGTTCCGTATCGCGTAGACAACGATCATTTCTGACCCCCTGTGGTACTTGCCTGCTCAAGCTCTGCCAGCCGCGTCCAGTTCTTCGACCACTTGGGCTCTATTCGGCTGATCTTGCGGTACGGATGCTTGACGCTGCCCAGCCGCTCGTACCCACCTTCGCCCATCGCTGACAGATGCTTGTCCCCCGTTGTGGCCCATCTGTAAACGAAACTGGGTCGTGAGTCGAACGTGATGGGATTGCGGCGGGCTACATGCTTCATGGCCCACCTACGTCGCAGTGCCTGGTCCTGACCGGACTGCATTGGTGGGTACCCATCAACAGCAACGAAGGCCTCCCGCGTGAACGACCATGATGGATGGAAGAGCCCGTTCGACTCCTTGCGTTGCAAGTGGTCCGGGTGGTCAATGTAGATGGTTGACGGGATGGCATAGCACTCGAACACATCCTGCCCACCATTGGACTGGAGCGTTGCCGCTGCGGCTGCCATGTGGTGTGGCAAGTAGATGTCGTCGTCATCCCATACGCAGAACACATCCACGTCTGGCGACGCAAGAGCGACGGTCGCGTTTCGCTTCTCTCCAAGCGTCCGAAAGCGATGCCTGGTCGTGATCAACTTGACACCAGGCAAGTGGTCCGCCGCCCCGGGCTCGTATAGCCCCGCGTCGTCAAGTATGACCATCTCCTTGTCAGGATGCGTCTGACGTAGGAATGACTCGACCGCCTCAGCGAGCAGTCTGTGTCTGTTGTAGGTGCAACACACCGCCGCGATCTTCATATGTGCCATCCATGGTCCACTCGGTCCACTGCCACACCTCCAACGTACTGAATCTCGAATCTATTTGTCAGGCCCTCGGGGAGACGAACGTGTGAGGGCTTGCGAAGGAGCGGGTTCTGAGGGCTCTTGAGCAGCGCTTGCAGAGCCAGCTGGTGCTCTATGTCCGTAGACGGAGGTGCGACTCGTACCTTGCCCCGCATCCTGTCTCGAACAGTGTTCCTCCACACGAGCCGCCTGTCACTCTTCACTCCCTTGGCATGGAGGAACAGCACACTCCCACAAGGCACTCGCTTCTCGGCGGTGTATGGGAACGTGAATGTGTCCTTGTGACGCCACTCGAGGTCCAGACAGGCAGAGCGTTTCACATAGGCGTGGCACTTGTCGTAGTGAGGGCGGACCCATCCCCTTCCAGTACCATGCCTGAAATCTCCAACCGCCTCCATCAGACCCAACGTCACAAACCCCGTATCTGCTTTCTTAGCCAGATGAGGAAGCTGATACAGTTTGTCGAGCTGCCACTCACAAAAGATGTCGTCAGCATCTAAGAAGAGCAGGTGCTGCGCATCCGTCAGCGTCATGAGCTCGTTGCGAGCGTTGCACCATCCAATGGAACTCTTGGCAGCGACCGACCTCACGTTTTTGAACCGATCCGTCAGGTCCTGCAGAATGTGATCTGTGCGATCGGCTGCCTCGTCGACGTATACGATCACCTCGTCAACATGAGGAGCGATCGCAGGAACGGACAGGCTAAGGCTGTAGTCGTCATTGGCGGCGGGCATGAGGACTGTGAACACTATTCAAATCTCGCCGTCTTCCTGCCCCGCCAGTTGGCTGCCTTAGTTGCGTCCGGCATCTCCAAGTGGTACGCATACAGACCGCGGATCAGTTTTCGGTGCTCAGCTGGCCACGTCTTAGAGAATGCCATGTCGTCCTTGTCAGCGGCATGCGATGTTGCTGGGTAGTATCGCGGACACGTTGGGAAATGGTAGAGCTGACAGTACCCAGACGGAACGACACTGTCCTTATGCCAGATCATCGGTATTTCTCCGCCTGCGACCTCCTCGCCGTTCAAGTGGCGAGCAAGGGCATCCGCACCGATGATGGACTTGCGCCGCATCGTATAGAGGCACCTACGAATCCTGGGATGCGTTGTAGTGAAGGAGTGGAACAGCATGTCCGCATCTGTGAACAGCACCCAGTCACTCAGCGATAGGTAGTTCATACCTTGGTTGATGGCACGTCCCTTCGCGAACACAGCACCGCTTTCAAAAAACGCATCCGTCTGGACCAGGATCGCCTTTTGAACGGACTTGCAGACCGCAACCGTCTCCGAGTCCGACAACGACGTCACCACTACAACGCGGTCTACCTGCTTCGCGAGATGGGGCAACGTGTGAACCAGGTAGTCGGCGTAATTGACGCAGGTGACGACGGCTTCTATCATCCTTGACTCAGCTCCGTGAGAATCCGTTCCCACTGTGACCATATCACGTTCGGATCCGTCAGCTCCTCTACCCACGCCCTTGCGGCCCCTGCCGTGCGATTACGGAGCTCTTCGTCCTTGGCCAGCATTGTAGCGTAGGTCGCCAGCTCCTCGTCTGTATCGGCAAGGAAACCGGTCTGCTCGTGACGAACCATTTCCTTCCAGCCCCATCGGTTCGGAGCAACGATGGGCACACCACAAGCCATCGCCTCCAGCCCAACACGCGGCCAGTTCTCGCGAGCAGTGCCGTTGAGAGTGACGAGGCAGTGAATGCGACGCAGGTACTCGGTGACAGGCAGCTCTTGCGGGGCAAGCGTCTTGGCCCATTGTGGAGTCGGACCGATGCGGTTCCTTGTCTCCTCGTTCACTCCCATCACCAAAGCGCGTCGTGTCGGGTATGTGATCGCCCCATACACGTCCCACATCTTTGACGACCACTTGTCTGCGGCAGGTCTTGCCATGCGACCCACCACAAAGTCGTCACCGGGCTTGCGGGGCTGGTATGCGAACGGGAACTCGTCGATCGCAAAGGCGCCCCGTACAAGGTGCCCCGTCTCCGGACGGTATTTCGTTCGCCTCAGCGATCGCTCAATCTCCGATCGCTGGAACTCGGACTGGAAGATCATAGCGTCGGGCATCCCCTTACTGACGAATGCAGAGCGTTCGGGTCCGTACATGAACGTCATGCAATTCATCCAGACCGTCTTGCACCGCATCTTCTTCAGCCTGCCCCAGTTCTTGTAGACGTTCTGGTTGCAGATGCCCAGTACGATGGAGCCCCATATGAGCTCGAACCGTTCCAGCTCGGCTTCTCGAACGTGGTGAGTAGGAACACCGATCGAATCAAGACGAGCCTTCCAGATGTCGCTCTTGCCCCATGTTGGCATCGCATGGACTTCAACACCGTTGGCGCGGAGCATCTTGACAGTATGCCACGCCTCCGTGTTGGCCCCACCCATGCCCCCTGGGTAGCCCATCAGTATCACTCGTCGCATCTGATTCCCTTCAGTCGCACAGCAGGACGTCCCAGGATCTCCCGCAACCGCGTCGCACCGCAACCCGATGTCGTTCCGTCCACAGTGCCGAACAATATACCTGCGACCTCCCCTTTCGAGTTGAGGATGGGTCCGCCACTATCTCCATCCCTTGCGGTTGCTGACAGCTCTATGAGTTCGTAGGTGCTGAGTCCAGCAGGTGACAGGTACTGAATGAACTGGCCGGACTGCTCACGGTAGACTGTCCGCGTTGGGCCGTAGCCCGCAATCGTGAGCCCGTCGCCCCTGCCTGGATTGCGGTTGGCAATGCGGACTGGCTTCACTCCATGCCCAGCCGCGACGGCGATGATGGCGACGTCCCAGTCGTTATCAGCCGCGATAAACTTGCCGACTACAGATCGCTTGCCGCCAAATCGAACCTCTACTGACGACGGGTTGTCGCGTACCACATGCCAGTTTGTGAGGACGACTTGCTCGTCTACGAGTACGCCGCTACCCATAGACCATGCTGAGCTTCCTTCTGGAGGCCTGACGACAATGCGAACAACGTGCGTCGGTTGGGCATAAACGAGCACTGCCGCAAAAGAGAAGAACAGAGTCAATGGGAATTGCATCGTTTAGCGTCCCTCTCAGCAAGCTCACAAGCCGTCTTGACCAATCCAATCGCAGCCGCATCTGACCACGGAATGAGCATCTTGCGCTTCTCATGCTCACGCTTCATAGTCGCTAGAATCTCACTCATGCCAACATCAGACAGGCACCAATCAATGCCCATGTAGTCCATCCTGGCTGCCATAGATGCGCATTCACAGTCCGGCGTATAGCGAATGCCGACCCATGAGAGCAGCTTCGTGGCGTAATAGCCAGGGCCATTTGCATTTGGTGGTGTTCGCGAGGCGGGCGGCGGAACAGGCTTACACTTGCGATACGTCGGTAGCCGCTTTGCAACATGCCCACACACGCGACAAGTCAAAGTCGATGGTTCATAGTCACAGTTGGTCATACGATTGAGAATGTGGCCACAGTGATTTCTTTGTACGATGTAGATTCGAGTTGCGGCGCCACTTCATACTCGTATGTTTCTGGGTCTTCGATCTCGACAAGTCTCGAATTCAGGCATACACTTTGCAATGTATGTGTACCCCATGACTCCCCATTACAGATCGGCCCTTCTTTGCAAATCTCATGACAGTCCGTCGTTATCTGTGGAATGAATTTGGCTGGGTCCGCAAACCACCCAGTATAAATGCGACTGATGTCTGTTGGGAGCGTATAGATATTGATACCATTCCACGGAAGTGGCTCGTCTAAACCAAAATTGCCCCAGTCCCCCTCTGCAATGAATTCAATATCAATACTCCACACGACACGACATCTGTCTTTCACGCATTCATTGCATGTCACATACTCGTGATCGATGCTGAAAGACGCGGGCAGCACGTACTCACCAGAAATGTCATAATTGGTTGGTGAGTAGATTTGAATGCTCTGTCCATATGTGCCCTGACAAGGCTCGGCAGAGAGAGTGATCGTGATCTTGGCGGACAGCGTGCCACCCCAAGGCGTTATCTCTCCGAGCGAAATCGTAGCATCGCCAGAGTAGCGGCATCCGTCACGAGTCAAAACGATATCTGATTCTGGAATTGGCGGTATTGGATCAAGCTCTTCGACCTCGTCCCAAAAATCGTCACCGAAATCTGGGCCGCCGTCTTCTTCTCGAAAACGAAACACCTTCCCGAGATTGTCCACTCCTGTAACTCGGCAAGTTATCTCGTCAGGCATTGCCGCAGCGCCGCCGCAGCACGGACAACAGGAGGCCGTGACATAGAAAGAGCTGGCCCCCGTCGCACGATCAGCAATACCAGCTTCGATATCGTATTCGCCACCCTCGGTAACGACAGCGGTTGCGCCGCCTGCCGACACTGCGGTAAACTCTAGTGGGTCGCCGACACCAACAAGAGTCGTAGACTCCATTGTCGTGATGCAGGTCGCGCCAATAGGGAGCCAATTGAATTCATCAGAACTCGAAGCACAATTCTGCGACTGCTCTATGCGGACCAGCGGCGGAAGATCCGGACCCCGATACTCAACCCTGTATTCGGTTGCTCTGTTTCTTCGGTGGTCATATGGCCAGACCGTCGCGAAGTAAGACAAACCACACGATCGATGAGTCGCATAACACTGGCTCGTCTTTTCATGGTAATCTTGCGTGGCTTGCCTGCAATCGACGTGGCAACCCTGCCCACGCTTCACCACGATCGTCTCACTGTCAAACCGCTGGGAACAGCAAGGCTTTATCCAGACAGTCGCGTTATACCCACTGCCGCCGTTGTCAAGAGTGATTCCAGATAGCTGCCCAAACTGAGGACTCTCAACATCGTCATTTATCTCGGCTGTGAATGTTGCGCCTGTGCCTTCTCCACCATCTACTGTGATCGTCACGTCAGCAAGTATCGGATCTTCGGCTGGGTCTTCCGTGTATGACTCACCGGGATCGGTGATTATCACACTCGACAAATCTTCTGACTGCTGCCAGAACTCGCCACCCTGGCTCACAACCACGCTGTGGATAGATCCATCATCGTGGTAGCCGAGGCCGGGATTTTCGATGACGACCTCTTCAATGATGCCGGTGTCTCGATAGTATTCACCAGCGTCCGTGATACTCACGGCGGTGATTTCACCATCGTCAACTGTAGTGACTTCGACATATCCGGCTGTCATTTCGACACCGTCGCTAGTCACGACCACAAACGTGTCGCCGACCTCGTATCCACTGCCGCCGTTATCGATCGATGTTCCGGTGACAGTCCATGAGTCGCGACCCTCAAAGTCTGTGCCAGCAGTGAGAGTGAGTGATATGCTCGCGCTGCTGCCCGAAACAGAACTAGGCTCTAGGTGTACGCTCGGTTCGGCTCTTTCTGTTCTCACGACGAGGACAGGCGTGTATAGATCGATGTCTCTGTAGCCGCTAGGCGAAACTGACAGATACTCCATATCGTAGTACCCTGTACCGCCATCCGTCACTGTAACGTCAGCCAGGTACCATGCCTGGTCCGGAGGGGTGCCATCTTCGGTGTACGTCGTATCGAAAATGGCATCGCTGTTCCCGCCAGAGAAATCATACGACGGCTCTGATCTGTTCGTTCGGACAGAAAGAGTCTCGGTACTCTCGCCTATGTTATTTGGATTCTCCTCGACGAAGATCGCGTCGTTGTCAAAGAAAACTTCATCATCCCCGCCGTCCACCACAGTCACGCTGGCTATCGTCCACGTCAACGGCGGATCGACAGAAAGCGGGTCCATGTTCACGGTCAGTTCAGCACCACCGCCCAATGTGGCAAGAGTCAGCGTCGGCTCGAATCTGCCAAGGTCTGGTACCAGATACGGCGATCCAAATGATTCCAGCACAGGGTAAGTCTCGGTCTGGTTTGGTGTCAGCGAGAGGATTTCTCCTCCACCGCCGACAGTGGCCACGGTGAGCGTCAGCCCTGTATCAACCGTGAACGTATCGCCTACTTCGTAATCGGAACCCGCAGCAAGGATGAATATGTCATCGACTTCCCACTCGCCTTCATTGTCATACCAGGCCACTCGAATTCTTGCGTCGGTTCCAGACACATCATCGGAGACAGCTTTGTAGTCGGGAAAGTTTCCGATTTGCACGTCGATGTATGTGTATTCGTCGTAGTCGTTCCCAGGGTGATCGACGGTAACCGAATCGATCACCCATATCGGACGACCGCACGAGTCCTCGTCCTCGACCAGCACGGGGGTCAGTTCTGCTCCCTCGCCAGTACCGACTACAGTAAGCCGCATGTTCGGCTCTACTCGGCCCAAGACGGCGTAGCCGCTGCCTGCCGCCGTAAGAACGGGACTGGAGACGGCGGATGGAATCGAACCTGATGGCGGAGCGCCTACGTTCCCGGCTGCGCCAGACCCAAAACAGGATGAGAACGCCAGCGGTATTTCTGCACGGTCTGGATACGCGTCAGCAAATCCAGATAGAGTGATGGTAAGCGTTTCAGGCAGGCAACGTGTCTTGGTGACGATCTTCTTCCAACCGCTACCATCTGCATATTCAGTATTGCGGACGACTTTTCCGTCACGAGTCAAGACTTTTCTTACGTCTGTCATTCCAATGGCTCACAAGTAGTCTCGTCATACCATTGCATGATTCCAGTATTTGTATGCCCAAGAAATTGCACTAAATTCTCGTCATAGCTGGCGAGCTTTGTGTAGTCGAAGGAGATGAGAAACCATTTGGCTGGTGTTTCGTCTGGATCATCCTCGTCTTCTGCCGCTGATACAATCCACCCTTCACCAGCGCCGACTCCGATGAGCATGTTCCGAGCTTTGACAGTATCTGATGTACCGAAGATCGATACTGTCTTGTTGCTCGCATATTCCCAGCTACCAGACCACGAAACACGAATGCAACTAGGACTACCAACGACTGGTACCCATACCCCTCGCTGCGCATCCCACCACACAGTCAAAATTGAACCGATAGCAATTTCGTCTAATCCGACGGCTTTGTAATCGAGGCAGGCATACCGACCTGCTGTATCATCGGTTGTCCAGGCACCATAGATTCCTTCTTCCTCTGTCTCCGCTTCTGGATCGAACCATCGAAATCGGATTGTTGCCATACCCTCGCAAGAAAATATGTCATCCGTCTCCCCAGACGAGGACGACTCTAATTCCGGGTCGACAACAATAGCCACACACTGAAGCCACGGGGGCTCCATGGCAACGTGATGTCCCCACCCACGAACACCGCTGCCCACTTTGAGTCGGTTGGCTTCCCTTGCGACTGCATTCAGGGAGTTGACATGCTGGTGTGACAGCATGTCCCCGCGTCTCTTGTCAGGAAAATGAGCCATCACTCACCAATCTGAATGGGTACCGACTGAATGAGGATAGCGAGGTCCGTTTGTTTGTAGGTAGGCTTTGGGTCGTCACCAATCGCAACGTGAGCCCAACCGACCCCAGGAACATAGTGGTGGTTGTGACCACCATAGGCAGAATCACCTGTCTCATCGTCGGATATCTGAAGCGGGATGCGCTTCTCGACAAAGTTCATCGTCACGTTGACCGTCTTAGCTCGCTTGCCCTCATACAGACGGTAGGTGTTGGTCTGTGCATAGTCCCAGTTCAGGAACAGGATCGTGTCCATAGGAGCGCCGAACAGGAACTCGAGCGGCGCGTGGTTGATCTTACCCATCGCATCGCGAAGTCTGTGTACCAACGTCTCAGTGAAGAACTCGAACGGAACACCAGTCCACGTCACTGACCAGTTGATCAGTGGAAGCATGATGGTGATAGCCGTCGGCTTCTTCGATATCACATAGTCCGTATACCAGTCTGGGTTGGCGTCGATCTCCGCTTGCGTCACGCCAGCAGACACGAGGTCATACACCGCCTTCTCAGTTGGCGGTATGGTTATGAACTCCCCACTCCCTTCACCTCTAATTTCAAGGTATTCTATATCCTCCTTTGTTGAGAATGTAATCTCGACAGCAGCAAGAGGCTGATAGGTTTCAAATGCGGCGTTGGCATCATGACTGAACAGATCAAATGGCTTGCCCTCAACATGAGGCGTGATCTTGATCTTGGTAGCGACCATTGACGGGTCGCCAGGCATCACTTTTGGCCTAGGCAGCTCCACAAATCCTTGTTCCACCTTGCCTGGATCCGGCGGTGGAAACATCTCGTCACGGAAGTCAGAGATTCTGTCTTGTGGTATGATCACAGACCACACAGCTTCGCCTTCGTTGTAGGTGTACTCCGCTTCGGCACTCACGAAGCGATACGGTACGCCCTTGATGGGCGTTGCCAGACGCCAGCTGTCTGGGTTGTCAAGATACGAGTCGTCAGGCATCACGCCAATCCTTGTTGAGGTATACGAAGCTCTCTCACAGCCGTCTCCACTTTCGCGACGGCCGTAGTGTTCTCGTGCAGAGCGTCTAGCTGGCGACGCGGGATGTCCTTGTCCGCGTCCTTGAGAAACGACGCCTGGACCGTCTTGCCGAACTCCAAGAAGCCCTCGCGTCTGATTTCGAACTTGGGCTTCTCCTTGACAGATGCCCCTTCGGCTTTCTTGTCGTCCGGCTTGTCCTTCTTCTTTGCGTCTGCCTGGCCCTTTGACAAGTAGCCCATGAGCCATATGCCGCCACCTACGAGCAAGCCCAGTGCCAGCATCCATGGGTTCACTTTGACAAGTGTGGAGATCATTAGCAAGGACTTCCACACACCCATCAGAGCGTTGGCAAGCGCCACGGCACCTGCGGCACCTGCTGCGAGCGACAAGATAAGTCCGTCGCCAAGCGCGTAGTTGACGGTCAGCAACGCATCCGCCAGCCACATGATCCAGGAGACGAGCCGAGCCTTTGCAAACGACAACGCAATCGTGGCTTCCTCCCACTTCTTCCATACGTCGGACACTTGCCGACCGACTGTGATACGGATCTCTTTTAACTCGTTCTTCAGTCGCTTCAGCTCAGTGTATGGACCGGCGATGCGCCTGGCAGCCCCCTCCTGTCCGCTCAGCACCTCCATCAACACACCGCGAGCTCCTTCCTCGTTCCCGCTTTCCTGGTAGCTCTTCATCTTCGTTCGCTGCTCGGGCGTGATGTAGTAGCCTTGCTGACCGAGCTTGCCGAGCCCCACGTTCTTGTCGAGCGGATTGCTGAGCATCTTGGCGATCTGCTGGACGTTCATCTTCAGGTCGCCACCATACTGGGCAGTGATGTCCATCGCAGTGTCCATCACCTTCTGCATCTCGCTCCGCGTCAGTGCGGTATACGTCAAGAGTGAGGACATGACGTCAATGATCTGGGTACCGTCAAAGCTGGTCACACGCTCCCACTCTTCACCCCAGGCATGAAGCTCCTTGAGGGACATGCCAATCGCATTGCCCGTAGCGATCCACGCCGACTCCAGCCGTCGCTCTGCCTGGGTACGGGCCTGCGCCTCGCCCATCATGGCTCGTGCATCGGAGAGCAGGTTGTTGAGGCCTAGCCCGGCGAGCACCGTGCCCACCAGCGGCGTTATGGATCGCAAGGATCCCTCAACAGCCTGCCTCGTCTCTTCCAACCCCGCTGCAAGCCCCGAGTTGTCGACAGCAACCCGTACCCATGCCTTCGCAAGTTCAAGTCCCACGGGTCACCTCTTTCTCTTCTGTGCTGTCGCGATCTTCTTGCTCTGCTCTAGCTTCTTCGCTTCCATGATACGCTGAGCTAGGCTTTTACCTACAGCAGTCGCAAGTATGTGCGACCCATCGTCAGCGACTGCTCGCACCTGCCCATCTCTTGATCTCGGTGCGATTGCGGATGGGACGCAGGCTACACGACGTCGCGTGGACTTGCGAAGCGCCTTTCTATCGCACAGCAGCATGAAGACCTGATCCAAGGTCATGTCCCCTACTTGCGATGGAGTGAAACCCAAGCCGCCTTCAAACGTGTTGTCGCACAGGATTCGAATATGAAAAGGACCGATCCCGCACATCAGATCTGGGACTACCTCATGCGACCGGATGTCTGTCCCCTTGGCATCCGGTCCTACCCATTTCCCACGGAGGGCGCCGTTAGTTTCTCAATCTCCCGCGATGCATGAATGAAGAGGTGCGGGTTGGTCCCGATCGCCTTTGCAACAGCGTCCCGGCTGACGCCGTTGTCACGAACGGACATCCACACCATGGAGATCATACCATCGTACGTTCCCGTCACCCACCAGTTCACATACCCGACTTTGGCCTTCTCCACTTCATGGCCTACCAGCTCTTTGTAACGAGCAGCGGACAGGACTCCGGAATCGAGAGCCGTGGCAACCATCTGCCTGATCAGCGTCTCGATCTTCTCCTTCGCGATACCTGCTTCGCTGAAGCTGAAACTCCCCTTCAGCCAATCAACGAGCTTTGTGGTGATGGGCATGGTGGACGTGTCGTGTGCCCACTTGGACGGCAGGTCTCCAATGTCCCACTTGGCAGCCTCCTCCATCTTCTGCTGAAGCAGGTTTGGTCCTGCCTCACCAAGCATCTCCAGGTTCTCGGAGAACGTGGAGAGGTAGGACTTGCGATAACGGGACAGGCAGTCGCGTTCCACTTCTGCCAGTTCTCTGATGGACAACGGGCGGGCCTTGCACTCAATACCGTCAATGATGAGTGGTTCCGGCCCGCCCGCGCCAACAGCTCTTGCAACGTCTTCAGACATGGGTGTTCTTCTTTCCTTTCACTAACTGACTGATCACGGACCTTCAGCAGACCCAACGGTCGGCAGAGTCTGCTCAGGAATGCCGTCTTCACCCGGCTTCCAAAACTTGCCATCGGCTCCCCAGGAGCTCGTCCACCCAATGACCTCTTCGCTGTCCATGTCAACCGTCAGGTTGAAGTCCATGCAGAGGGCACGAGGGTAGTGATAGTAGAGGTTGTTGGCGGGGTTCTGCTGCTCGCCGTCCATCCACAGCGTAGCTTCAGCCGTGTCGCCAGTAGTGAACAGGTTGAGGACTTGAGCAAGCCTGTCAAACTTGCCCTCCGCGTCGAACGTGGAATCTTTGCGACCGGCTGCCCGGTTCGTGTACCCGGCTGAGTCGCTGTCGCCCCATTCCGACTTGGAAGCGAGCGTGTCCTTGACACCCCACTTGGTCGTCCGAGCGACCAGCGTAGCCTCGACAACGAATTTCCCGTGACGGCCTGTGACTGTATTTTCTGAGGACATGATCAAGCTCCAGAGGAAGAGGAAGAGCTAGAGCTGCTCGGCACTGCCACAGACCTAGCGAAAATCAGAATTCGGAACGCTACATCTCCACCGACGGAGGTGAGTGCAATGCGGCTGGACACGCCTTCTACAATCTCAAATGCAGACGCGGAGAGGTTTGCTTTCACGAGCACACTCTGACCAGCAAGAGCGCCCCCAGTGGCCACAGTGTGCTCGCCAATGGGTGTCCAACCTTCCGTCACATCTGGCACCACTTCCAGCATACCAACATCAGAGACCCCGTTTTCATTTGAGATAGCGATAGCCACAATCTGGTAGAGCGGGTAGAGCGACTGTCCCGTTCCATCGTTACCATCCCCCGCACCAAAATCGATGCCTGTCCATGAAGACAAGTCGATGACCAGTGTATCGTCTTCAAGAATAGTGACAGCATATTCAACCGCACGATCTGCCTGGTTTTCATCGGTACCCGAAGACACCGTGGGGGCGAAAGAGAATCCGACAGGAACGGAGGCGACTTTTCCAAGCTCTGTCAGTGTGTTCCTGACTGTACCTGTGATGGAGATAGACATCACCGGATTACTGAGTGATCGTGCCATGTGACTTTCCTATTCAGTACGCGACGACGTTGTCGGTCTCGAAAGTGTAGTTGAGAACCCAGGAGTAGTTCGTCGTCTCTGTACGGATGCCTTGATTGGAAGTGAGCGTGGTCTGGAAGACGTTGGGTATCTCCGTCGGTGCGATTGTAGCGTGTCCTCCGAAGATGGACGCTACCTCGTCCGCCATCAGGGCTGCCATTTCCTTTGCACTTCGAGACGCTGTCTGCTGCGCGTGGATCAGGAAGCGACAAGCGATCTCCCTATGCTCCCTCTTGCTTGTCGGTGTGAGGCCCGACATCCGTGTCCGAATGCTGGTGGGCTCAATAGAGAAGATGCAATAAGGGAAGGGGGTGCCCGGGGACGCTTCCTCGTTGTTGAGCGTCAGGAACTCCGTCGCAGTCTCCGGCCAGTAGTCACGAAACTTGCCGTCGAGACCCGACGTCATCCAAACAGAGGCTATGTCACGATGAAGGTTTGCGATCACGTTATCACCTCCACAGTGTGCCCCTCGAATGGAGCGGTGAGGATCTTGCGGATGCGTTCGGACTCCTCGCGAAACGTGCGGAGCAGAAACGACCTGTCCAGCCTTGGGCTTACTTCCAGGATCAGTCCGTAGTCAAGTGGCGTCCCGACGTACCCCTCCCACACTCTGGGCCTCGACTCCATCACCTCGCCAAAAATCGTCTTCATCAGTAGCGTCGTGTCCGCTCGCGGGAACTCGCCGGGTCTCGATCTTTGCGTGACCTGAACCCCACCATTCGGACCCACTGCCTTGGTCACAGGCTTACTGATGTTCTCGACTACGCGGTTGCGCAGGTGCTCCGTAGCAATCTGAACGCGATGCTTCAGGCCCAGGTTCATGTACAGACTGACTTGGTCTATGTACCAGTCAATGCGAACGGTCCTACGGGCGGAGGCATCTGCTCTCCGCCCGTAGGCACGTTGAACACTCGCAGCACGGCGGGCGGCACTCGTTGGTCTACGTGAGCCTGCCCGTGCCATGCATCAGCCTCCGCTTCGCGAAAGGTTGTCGACCCACGCGGGGAAGTCGTCTTCGTAGATGGGCTGGGTGTTGGGCACGGTGCTGCCTGGGTTGAGCAGGAAGCGGCCGGGCAGGTCTTCGATGTCCGCCGCTTCCAACTTGCCTTCGAGCAGCACACCGTCGCCAGCCTGCACGATGCACAGCAGTTCGCGACACAGCGATTTCATTCTGTGCTGGTCGAGCTTACCGTCCACCCTTTCAACCCCGTCCATCTTGCCGCTCTGCGAGAAGTCGCCAGCCTCACGAAAGTGAGTAGCGATCTCGTTCAACATCTTCGTATTTCCATGCAGAGGGTCCACAATCGAGTAGGTGCAGGCACCCGGATTGACGTGGAGCTGCATCCCAGGCGTCTTGGGGAACGACGCAAGGGCCTTGGCCTGGTCGAGCGGGACGCGGGCGCGGCCTTGAGCATCAACCACAGGAGCCATGCCGTCAATCGCAGATCGAAGGCGGCAGCCGGGGA